GGGGCCGGGCCTTCGGGCCCGGTCCCCTCGCCCGCCCCGAGCGGGCCGCGGGGCCTGCGGGCGCCGTGCAGGATCTGCGGCGGCTGGCCCTGCCAGTGCGGAGGCACCGGCCGGTGAGCGGGCTGCGGTTCGTGATGGGTCAGGACCACGCGGCGAGCGGTTCCCGCCGGCAGGTCCGCTGGACCTCGCTGAACGGGCACCCGGGCGAGTGCCGCTGCTGGCACGCGAGCCCCAGCGAGGCCCTGGCGTGCTACCGAGGCGAGCTGGCCACGAACCCCAACCCCGACCCGAACCCCAACGGCAAGAAGCCGGACCCCGACGCTCCCGGCGGCGCTGGCGGCGGCAAGAACCGCGCGGCGGCGTGAGGGACTTCGCGCTCGGCGTGGTCGAGGGCTTGGCCATCGCGGCCGCGCTCATCGTGCTCGGGCCGGTCGTGTTCGTCGGCACGTTCCTGGTCCAGCTCGTTCTGCACGGGAGCGGGCGATGAGCGCCGCCATGGCCACGACCGCCCGCGTCCTGATCCCCGGCGTGCCGCCGGCCTGGACGAACGAGCGCGGCCACCACATGGCGCTGCACGCCCGCAAGGACCGGTGGAAGCAGCTCGCCTGGACTCTCGCTCAGAGCGCCCGCAATGCGGCCGGCTGGCCGCCGCTGGACCGCGTCGAGCCGGCGCCGCGCTGGGTCGCCTTCACGCTGCACCGGCACCGCCTGCTGGACACGGACAACGCCTGGGCGTCCGTCAAGCCGCTGCTCGACGGGCTGAAGGGCGTCCTCGTCGTGGACGACTCCCCGCGCTGGTGCAGCGTCGTCAGCGTGGCGCAGCTCCAGGTCCCGACGCGGGAGCCGGAGCACTCAGTGATCGTCGTCTACCTGGCGGACCCCCGGTGACCCGCCGCCTCCGCTACCGCCCGCCCGGCGACCGCGATCCGGAGGCCCGCTGGCTTCTTCAGGTGGCGATGACTCGGGCGCGGCGAACCGACGTGACCGTCCGCGCGATCCTGCGGGCGACCGACGCTCCTCGCGACCTCCGGGAGCGAGCCTTCCGCGTGGCCAAGGCCGACTTCAGCGAGGGGTTCTGCCCGGTTCACGGGGCGCCGTTCGAGATCGTGACCGAGGGCGGGACTCGGAATGCCCACTGTGCGGGCTGTGGCCGTGATTGGGGCAAGCCGACAGCCTGGGCAAGTTCCGAGGACGTGGCGTGACCCGGCCGCTCCGCTGCTTCGAGCGCCCGCGCGCCGGTGACGTGGCGATCGCGGGCTCCCTGCCCTCGCGGACGGTCCTGGACGGCTGGCCCCTGAGCCCGATGTCCTACGAGCGCGAGGGAATCAAGTGCTCGTGCACGCAGGAGCAGTGGGTGCGCTGGTGCCGGGAGCACGCGGCGCAGTACCGGCGCGACGGGGTGGACCTGCTCCAGCAGGAGGCCGAGGCGGCGCTGGCGAGCGGCGAGGACCACCTGTGATCCACCTCCCCGCCTGGCTGCTGCTGACCTACCTCGCGATGGCCTTCGTCGCCGGCGGCACGGTCGCGCTCAGCGGGGTCGTGCTGCTGATGGCGGCCGCGCGGGAGGCGGGGAAGGGGTGATGCAGCCTCGGCTCCTGGACCTCTTCAGCGCCGCCGGCGGGGCCGCTCGCGGCTACCAACTCGCCGGGTTCCACGTCACGGGCGTGGACATCCTGCCGCAGCCGCGGTACGCCGGGGACCACTTCTGCCAGGCGGACATCATGGAGGTGGGGCTGCCGGCGCTCCTGCGCGAGCTGGGCCCGTTCGACGCGATTCACGCGTCGCCGCCGTGCCTGCTCTTCACGTCGCTCCACCGGGCGACGCAGGCCGCGCACATCGACCTGGTCACGCCCCTGCGGCCTCAGCTCTTGGCAGCGGGCCTGCCCTTCGTCATCGAGAACGTCCCCGGTGCGCCGCTGGTCAACCCCGTGTTGCTGTGCGGAACGATGTTCGGGCTCCGGGTGCGCCGGCACCGACTGTTCGAGCTGCATCCCCAGCCGCCCCTCGTGCTCCTGCCGCCCTGCTCCTGTCGCGGCCGGGTCGCCTCCGGTGAGCTGATCGGCCACCGCGTGGCTGGACGTGTGGCCGCTGGCCGGCGCATGCCGCCGCGATACACGGAGGCCGAGCGGCGGGCCGCGATCGGTGTCGAGTGGATCACCGCGCGCGGGGCCCGCCAGGCCATCCCGCCGGCCTACACCGAGTTCATCGGCGCCGCGCTCCGTCGCGTCCTGAACACGGCGGAGGCCAGGGCCTGAACGATGCAGCAAACCGCTCAGCCCTCTGCTGCCGTCCTCGCCCGCCTGCGCGAGCACTGCAACGGCGGCCCGGGCGGGTGCAAGGACTGCCGGCCGGCGATGGGCATCTACTGCGCCCAGGCGCTACCGGACGCGGTGCTGTTCGCCGAGCTGCGGCGAGCGGAGGTCCGGGTGGCGAAGTTCGCGCGGGTTGAGTTGGCCGCGCGCGGGAGGGCGGGTGGCTGAGAGGACGCCTACCCAGCAGACCGGGGCTGCTTGGGCACGGCCTTCACCTTCCGTCGAACTTCGTCCGGGTCGAGGTAGGTCAGCTTGCCCTTCCCGGGCATCCGGTACTTCGTCAGGCCGAACTGACCAACCCACGTCCACAGCGTCCGGGGGGAGACGGCGAACTCCTTCGCCACATCATCGAGAGGGATGGGTGCGCCCACCGTGCACCAGTCTAGCGACGGATTCGCAACGGCCATGCGCCGATCCTACTCCATCCAGCACGAATCACGCAAGCATCCGGCTGGCACAGCGCAGTCTATCGTGCAATAATCGTGAACACAGAAAGGCCGCCGCGGAAGCCCTGAGAAAGCCCGCGACGGCCACCACATCAAGGAGACGTGTTCGCATGAGTTTGGCACAGCTGCAGCAGGACCGCGCCGACCGCGCCCGCAGGCGCCGCGCGGAACTCGTGGCCGAGATGGCCGGCGCGGTCACCGAGCCCGAGCCGTACGCCGTGGCCCCGCTGGGCGACCACTGGACGGTCGTCAGCCCCGACGCCACCGAGCGCATCCAGCCCAAGCAGCCCTGGGACCTCGTGATGGCCACGCTCGCGGCGGTCGGGCTGACCGCCGTGCCCGAGGCGGCCGTGCAGTTCGAGTGGGTGGCCGTCTGATGCCCGTCCGGATCAACCGGGTGGACGGGCGGCTGGTCCCCGCCGGCCTCGACGCCACGGTCATCCGGAGGCGCGTCATCGCCCGCCTGTTCCCGGAGCTGCGCGAGGTCATCGAGCGCGTGGACCGGACGCGCGCGGCTTGGTCCGCCCGAGACGTCGACCGCACCGAGCGCGAGATGACGGCGCTCGGCCGGGCGGTCGACCGCTACATCGAGGCGGTGGAGCGGTGAGCGAGTACCGCACGGACCTGGAGCTGAGCGACGTGCCGGCGGCCGCCGAGCCGCCGACGTGCTCGGCCGGCTTCTTCATCAAGCCCGCGACCGGCATCGAGATCACGACGCTGGAGTACGGCGTCGATCTGCAGCCGCTGCTGTCGTTCAAGGGCCTCGGTCACGGATCGCTGACGCTCCACTTCGAGGGCGGGCCGCGCGCGGTCGAGCGGCTGCGCGACCGGCTGACGGACTACCTGCTGCTGGTCGAGAGCGCCGAGGCCGTGGCGTCCGAGGACCGGCGGCGCGAGGCCGATGCCTCCGAGGAGGGGTCGTGACCACGCCCGAGGTGCGGCTGGGAGCAGGCGATTTCTTGGAGGCCGTCGCCGACGAGCTCGAGCGTGCGCAGTCCTTGCACGCGCCGATGAACAGCTCCCACGAAGCATATGCCGTGATCCTCGAGGAACTCGACGAGTACTGGGAGGAGGTGCGGAAGCGGAGATCGGAGCGCCGCCCCGCCTCGATGTGGGTCGAGCTCGTCCAGATCGCGGCGATGGCGGCCCGGGCCGCCATCGAGACGGAGGCGGCCTGCCATGGCTGAGCAGCCCGGGGTCCGCGTCGGCCAGGTGTGGAAGGACAACGACAAGCGGAGCGGCGAGCGCCTCCTGAAGGTCTACGCACTGGACGAGCAGACCGTCTGGACGCGCGACAACCGCGCCGTCAGCGTTCCGATCGCACGGTGCCGACGGCTCGTCGGCCCCAACCGAGAGCCGGTCGGCCGGTGGCTGGAGATCCGCGTCGACCGCTTCAGGCCGACGAGCACCGGATACCGGCTCGTCGAGGAGGGGTCGTGACCCTGTCCACCCATGTCTACGTGCTCGATGAGATCGCGGCCGAGGAGGCGTTCCACTTCTGCCGCGAGCTGCTCGGCTGCACGCCTCGAATCAGCTTCACGAATCAGCAGGAGCTGCTGAGGTACGGCCCGGACAGCGAGCGGATCGTCAAGCCAGATGGCTACTGGACGATCTGCAACGATGCCGGCCAGGGCCTGCCCGCCTGGCTGCTGGTCAACTACCGGCCGGGCGCGCCGTTCCGGACGCAGGAGCAGGCGGCCAAGCACGACGAATGGTGCGAGCCAGATTGCGACGGCGTCTACCACCCGGTCGCGTGCTGGCTGGACATCGACTTCGACACCGCCTACAGCTATGCCGACGAGCACGGCGGCTGCGGCGACCTGCACGCGCGGCTCGTGGCCCGGCTCGGGCTGTGGCTGGACGCAAAGGGCGTTCGTTGGAGCTGGCGGAACGAGTTCACCGGCGACGTCCACGGTGGCGAAGACCGGTACGACCGACTGGGCGAGCTGCTCCAGTCCGGCGCCCACGCCAGGACGTGGATGGAGACCGTCGTCATGCCGGCCATCCAGGGCCACGCCAAGGAGGGGTCGTGATGCAGGTCATCGTCCTGCTGGTCCTCCTGCTCGCGGTCGTCGGGATCGCGCTGGGCCTGGCGATCACGAACATCCGCCTGCGCCGCGAGTGCGTCGAGGCCGACCGGGCGGGCCTGCTCTGGCACCGCCGCTTCGACGAGGAGCGCGACCGGCGCCTGGCGCTGGAGACGCTGGTCCAGCACTACGGCGCGGCGCTCATCGACGGCCACGGCCGGTGGGGCTTCGCCATCGCGCCCGAGATGCGCAAGCTGATCGGCCACCTGACCTCGGAGCAGGTGTCGGCGTGGCTGGTGCAGAACGCGGGCGGGAACCGCCGGCTCAGCGACGGTGGCCGGGCCTCGTGGTGGTCCTCGGCGATCCCCGAGGACACCGGCTGGGAGCCGCCGCGGCTGGTGGTCGCGCGGCTGAACGGGGAGGAGGGGTCGTGAAGCAGGACGCCGTCGCTACCGCCTGGCGCGAGCGCGCCGCCCAGATCATCGAGGACCGCGGCTGGTGCCAGAGCGCCTTCGTCGACGAGTTCGGCCAGGTCTGCCTGGCTGGCGCCATCATCGGCGCCTTCGATCTCGACCCCAAGGCACTCCTCTTCGTCGACGACCTCGACGTGTGGACGCCGGCGGTGCGGGAGGCCATCGACGCTCTCGGCCTCGAAGTGATGCCGGCCGACCCGGACGACGCCGACGACCACGACACCAGCTACCTGCTCGACGTGCTCGGGCTGTGGAACGACGCCGTAGGCCGGTCGAAGGATGACGTCATCGCGCTGCTCCGGAGGGCATCGTGACCCGCCCGGCCCACGCCGCCTGGAACGCCGGCGTCAGGCCCCGCGTCGAGCCGGCCGTGCTGCTGCCGGTCGCCCTCGCCGACATCGAGTGCCGGCTCCGCTCCGGGATCGCTCCGGATCTGGAGGAGGCGCGGCGGCTGGTGGCAACCGTGCGCTCGCTGCAGCGGATCGTCCGCCAGCAGGCCGAGCGCGTCGAGGACGTGGCTCCGGGCACGGTGCACGCCGACGTGGAGCAGCTGGGAGGGCGGGGATGAGCGTCCTGCACGTCGTCCAGAGCAACCGCCACGACTGGCTGGAGTGGAGGCGCGAGGGCATCGGCGGCTCGGACGCCGCCGCCGTGGTCGGCCTGTCGCCCTTCGGCAACCCCTGGACCGTCTGGGCGGACAAGCGGGGCCTGATCCCGCTGGAGCGCCCGGAGGACCGGGCGCGGCGCGCGGGCCGGCTGCTGGAGCCCGTCGTCATCGAGTGGTTCACCGAGGACACCGGCATCGAGGTCCGCGACCGCCAGATCGCCATCGTGCGTCCGGGCTACGAGTGGATGCGGGCCACCCTCGACGGTCGGGCCTATCAGGACTCTGACGGTCATCAGGCCCCGCCCTTCGGCGTGGTCGAGGTCAAGACGTCGAACGGCCTGGACGGGCAGTGGACGGACGGGGTGCCGCTGCACATCGTCATCCAGGCCCAGCACCAGATCGCCGTGGACGAGGCGGAGCGCGCCTACGTGGCCGTGCTGCTGCGCGGCGACTCCTTCCTCTGGTTCCAGATTGACCGCGACGAGGGCGCCATCTCCGAGCTGATGGAGATGGAGGAGCGCTTCTGGCGCAAGAACGTGCTCGGCGGCGAGCCACCCGACGTGGACGGCTCGACCAAGACCGCCGAGGCGCTGCGGGCTGCGTTCGCCCGTCCGTCACGCGACACGACGGAGCTGCCGGCCACGGCCACCGCGCTCATCGCCGACTTCCTGCGCGCATCCATGGCCGAGCGAGAGGCCAAGGACCGCAGGCAGACGGCCGCCAACAAGCTGATGGCCCTCATGGGCGATGCCGAGGTCGGGACCGTCGGCGGGCGTCCGGTCGTGCGCTGGCCGCTGATCCAGCGCAAGGGCTACACCGTCAAGGCCACGGAGTACCGAAAGCTCACCGTGGTGGGAGGTATCGAAGATGGCCGGGAGTGAACTGGTGGACCGCCTGCGCCAGGCGGACGCCGCGCAGCAGGCCGGCACCCAGATGGCGAAGCCCGGCGCGCGGCCGGCCAACGTCATGCAGCTGTTCCAGTACGAAGCCTTCCGCGGCGAGATGATGCGGACCCTCAACGACAAGGACATGGTCCGCCGCTTCCTTCAGGCCGGCCTGACGGAGACGCAGCGCATCCCCAAGCTCGCCGAGTGCTCCTGGCAGAGCATGGCCGGCGCGCTCCTGCAGTGCGCCACGGTCAAGCTGGAGCCCGGACCCGCCCTCGGGCACGCCTGGATCCTGCCCTTCAAGGGCGTGGCCACCTTCGTGCTCGGCTACCCCGGCGTCGTCCAGCTCGCGTGGCGATCGGCGCTGCTCCAAGACATCAACGCCGCCAGCGTGTGCGAGGGCGACGAGTTCTTCTACGACCAGGGCGCCAACGTCGTCGGGCACAAGCGGCCGACGCGGGGCCGCCGCGGTCCCGCCTACGCGTACTACGCGGTCGTTCGCTACGTCAACGGCGGGCGCCACATCGAGTTCATGACCCGCGAGGACGTCGAGGAGCACGCCCAGCGCTACAGCCGCTCCTACCAGCAGAAGGACGCGTCCTCGCCGTGGCGGACCAACTTCGACGAGATGGCCGAGAAGACCTGCGTGCTCCAGGGCAAGAAGTACATGCCCGCGTCGATCGAGTGGAACGCGGCCCTGGCCGGCGACGAGCGCGCGTCGATCTGGACCCCCGGGAGCGGCCTGCGGCCGGAGAACGTCGTGCAGGGCTCCATCGCGGAGCAGGCGGGCGCGACGAGCGGGGGAGGGGCCGAGGACGGGCCCGGAGACAACGACCGTGGCTGAGGACCGGATCGATCAGATCAAGGCGCGGCTGTCGGCGGCAACGCCGGGGCCGTGGCGCTGGCGTGGATACCTGAACCAGGGCATCGAGCTGCGCGGCGGGCGCTTCGGGGACGTCGTGCTGGCACCCGAGCGGGCCGGGTTCCACTGGACCTCCTTCCGCGTGAACGCCGGCGGCCTGCTCGAGTCCATCCGCAAGTTCGCCGTGCGCGAGGTGCCCTACCGGGACGACGTGATCGACGTCGTCCACCCCGACGCTGAGCTGATCGCCAACGCCCCGGCGGACATCGAGTTCCTGCTGGGCGAGATCGACCAGCTTCGCGAGGACTACGAGGCCGCGGTTCGCGACATGGACGGCTACCTCAACAAGCTCGGACCGCTGGAGGCGGCGATGGAGGCCGCATCGCCCACGGCCCGGGACGATCGAGGGGCGCTGGTGCGCGCCGTCTGGATCGCCTGGGCCGAGGAGCAGCCCAATCCCAAGCCCTCGTGGCTCGTGCCGTACCACATGCTGAGCGAGCCCGACAAGGAGGTCGACCGGCGGATCGGAGACGCGTTGTTTGGGCTGGGACGCGCCTCACGTGACGATGAGGTGCGCCGCCTCGACGACCTCGTCGAGCGGATGCTCGCGCTGGTCAACCACTCCGAGCGCGCCGGCTGCCCGATGGCGTTCCACCGCAGCTACGGCGAGGAGTGCACGTGCGGCGCGCTCGACGTCGTCCGCGAGGCTCGGGCCGCGGTGGCGGCGGTGGGGTCGGCGTCGTGAGCCTGTCAGGAGCGTCCCTGGCGGTCGCTACGGCGCGCGAGGAGGTCGCGCAGGCCAACGAGCGGCGCTACCGGTTCCCGACCTGGGTGGCGGCCACCGACCGCTGCCTGTGGCTCCTGGAGGGGCTGAACCTCGCCGACGTGGCGACGGTCCCTCACTGGCGGCTGGTGGAGGTCCGGCGCCTGCTGGCCACGCTGCCGCGCGAGTACCGGCCGGGGTTCGCCGACGGCGTGCGCACGCAGGCAGCGTTGGACGCGGTGTTCGACGTGCAGGAGCTGCTGTTCCGGCTGCGCGAGCCGGAGCCAGCGAAGGCCCGGGTTCCGGACACCTTCGACGCCGAGGAGATGGACCAGTGGGAGGCGGTCTGCGAGTGGCTCGCCGACCAGGGCGAAGGCGTTCCGTGCGCGGATGTCGACCGGGAGACGGCGGACCAGCTGGAGGTCATGCGGCGGCTGCTGCCGGCCGGGCTCGTGTGCGTCGCCCGGGGGACCTGCTGGCGCGTGTGGCCGACCTGGCGCCGGCGGCTGGCGGCCATGCGGGCGGGGGAGCGTGAACGGTGATGGTGGCGCAAGGCCGGCGTGGCCGAGCCATCTACGACGCGCGCCAGCGAAGGGTGGCGGCTGCGGGCCAGCTCCCGCTCGCCGAGGAGATCGCTCCCTGGGGTCGCGAGGACTGGACTCCCGACCATTGGGAGACGCCTTGGGAGGTTGTGTACGCACTCGAGGCCGAGTTCGGGCCGTTCGAGCTGGACCCGTGCGCCACGCCGCGCACGGCCAAGGCGCCGCGGTTCTTCACGGAAGCGGATGACGGGTTGCGGCTGCGGTGGGCGCCGGCGCGCACGTTCTGCAACCCGCCCTACTCGTCGGTCGCGGAGTGGCTGCAGCAGGCGCGGGTTGCAGCGGCGGAAGGAAGCCTCGTGGTCTGCCTGCTGCCCGCGCGGACCGACCGTGACTGGTTCCACGATCTGGTGCTGCCCTTCGCCGAGGTCCGGTTCATACGCGGGCGCCAGCGATTCATCGGGAGGGACGGAACGACGGTAGGCAGGCCGTTCTTCGCATCAATGCTGGCGGTGTATCGGCCCACGCCGCCGGCGACTCTCGCGCCCGCTGGCTCCGGCAAGGCGCTGGAGGCCAACTCAGATGGCTGAGGCGGCCGTCGTGCTCGAGCTGCCGCTGGAGGAGGCGCGCATGCCGGAGCCGCCCGTCGACACCGGCTCTCCGTACAGCCACGAGGAGTGGGCGGCCATCAGGGCCGCCCTTCCTCGTGAGCGCGAGCGGCGCCACAGGGCCGGCCTGAGCTTCGGGCAGGCGGAGCAGTCGGCGTTCGTCGCCGAGGTCGTGCGGGCGCTGCGGGCCGCGCAGGAGGCGCGGTGACGGCCAAGAAGCTCGACCGGCTCTACATCCGGTGGGACGCCACCTTCCCCGACGACGAGAAGTATCAGGCGATACCACCCAAGCTGCGCGACAGCGCCTTCCTCTTCCTCGCGGCTCTCAACGGCTGGAGCCGCGACAAGCGCACCGACGGCCGCGTTCCCATGCGGATCGCCCACACGATCGGCCGGAAGATGGAGCACCCCCCTCACAAGGTGACCACCTTCCTGGCCGCGCTGGCCGCCGAGGACGTCAAGCTCGTGGAGCTGCTGGCCGACGAGGTGCTGATCCTGAAGTACCGGAAGTGGCAGGACACCCGCGAGGAGATCGAGGGCAAGGCGGAGGCCAAGCAGCGCGCCGGACGCGAGGGCGGGATGGCGTCCGGTCGAAGCAGACGCGAAGCAGGTGCTTCAAGCAACGGCGAAGCAGGTGCTTCGGATGTGCTTCCGGAAAACACGAAGCAAACGAAGCACCAGACAGAGACAGAGACAGAGACAGAGACAGGTTCTTTCGCTTCGCTCAAGAACCCACCCCCCGACCCCCCTCCGAACGGGCCATGGAAGCAGCCGACGGACGACCACCTCGCTGACGGCTATGGGCAGTTCCTGGCCACGCTGAACGCTGCCACCGGTCGCTCGTTCCGCGGCGATGCGGTGAGTCGGGGCCTGTACCTCGAGCGGCGCCGGGACGGCCGCACCGCCGCTGAACTCGAAGCCGCCGCTCGGGGGGTGGCGATGTCGAAGCACCACATGGGCCTCAACAAGCTCCAAGTCCCGTTGAACGACCCTAAGCACGTGCTGGACTCGGGGATGCTCGACACGCTCATCGGGCTCGGCCAGGGCGACATCGGCCTGGTCCAGGAGGCGACCGCCGACGAGGCCCGGCGGGCCCGACTCAAGGCGTGGGCGGCGCAGATCGATGGGCCGCAGCGCCCGGAGCTCCAGGCATGACCGGCGACGAGTGGGCCGTCATGTCCGACCGGATCTCGCTGCTGTGGCCGCCCGAGATGAGCGCCGCGGCGGTCGATGAGTACTGGCGCATCGTGCAGTCGGTCGACGCCAGGGCCTGCGACCGGGCGATCACGCTGCTGGCCCGTTCGCCCCGCTCGCACCGGCCGGACTCGGGGACGCTGTACAGCACCGCGCTGAGCTTCGAGCGCCAGGCCGTGGCCGCTCTGCCGCCCGCGGACATCGACCCGCTCAGCCCCGAGGAGCACCGCAAGGTGCTGGCCGAGGTGGCGGCCCGACAGACCGCGGAGCACCGCCGCCGCCAGCAGGCCGTGGTCGACCTGCTGCGCTCGACCGGCTACCGGGTCCCGTTGACCGTGCTGCCGGACCTGATGGCGACGAGCAAGACGGCTCCGGAGCAGTTCGACCGGCTGCTCGAGCACTACCGCAACGAGGCGGGGAGGAGGCCGGCGTGAGGGCTGCCGTGATCGCTCAGCTCCCGCTTCTGGCGACGGCGCCGGTGTCCGCGGAGACGATGTCGGTGGCCGAGGCGAACGCGCTGCTGGTGGCGTGGCAGCATCGGCTAGGGCCGTTGAACCGTCCGTTCAGCCAGCGGGCCTACGGACTGTTCGTCGATGGCCGCCCGATCAGCCTTGCGATGTCGGCGAGCGCCGTCAGCGGCACCGTGGCCGATCTGCGGCGCGACCAGGCCGTCGAGCTGGCCAGGTTGTGCTCGGCTCCCGGCCAGTCGTGGGCCAGTCGGGTGATGATCCGGCTCTGGCGCGAGGTGTTCGCGCAGCGCTGGCCGGACTGGCCGGTGCTGGCGGCCGTGTCGTACAGCCAGAACGCGCACCACCGGGGCGACCTGTATCGCTTCGACGGCTGGGAGCGGGTCCGAACTGACGCTGGCCACCCGCCGGGCAAGACGGCGACCTGGGCGAAGTACGAGGCCGGCGATGTCCGCCGAGGTCCGAAGTCGCTGTGGGTCTGGAGGTACCCGGCGTGACGCTGACCGTCCGCTCGCGCTTCAACGCCGCGGTCGCCGTGGCACTGCTGGACCAGGGCCACTGTGCGTGCTTCGGCTGCAACGGCCGCCTGGTGCGCTCCGACCGCTGGCCGTCCTGGCGCCGCTGCCCCGACTGCCGGTGCCACTGGACCGTCTCGGAGCGGGCAGGCCAGCGCCGCGAGGGGCTGTTCGCGAGCCCGACGTGCCCGGCTCGGCGGGTGGACCCCGAGGAGGGCTGAGCCATGACCCGCCTAGTGCACTTCCCGTTTCCGCTCCGCCCGGACGTCACGGCCGAGATCGTGGCGCCGCCGGACATGACGACCGAGGAGGCCGAGCGGCTGGCGCGATACGTCCGGACGCTGGCCGTGGACGGCGAGGAGGGGACCGTGGCTGGCCTGGACCTGGGCGCGCTTCGGCGGCTGGAGGTCGAGACGCGAGGTCACGACTTGCTCTCGGGCGCCGAGACGGATCTGATCCTCATACAGCTCCCCGCCATCCTGGCCGCCCTGGAGCGCGTCCCGGACCTGGAGCGCCGCCTGCGATCCACGAAGGCGGAGAACGAGCGGCTCAGGAAGGAACTCCAGCGGGGGTACGACCCGGCGGCCGAGACCATTTCGGCGCAGGAGCGCCGCATCGCCGCCCAGCGGACTGAACTGGCCGAGCTGGAAGCGGAGGTGCGGCGGTTGGTGAGCGTTGGACGCTATGCCGGCCACGAGGCGATCACGCCGCGGTCGTTCGCGGGATGGGCGCCGGAAGAGCTGCCGCGCATCGCCGCCCTGCTCCGCGAGCCCGCCGGGCCCGGGAGGTGATCGCCACGGACCCACTGCGCACCCCGCAGGACGAAGCGGCTCGCCTCCAGCGCTGGCGCACGATGGCGAACAAGCCGGCCGACTGGAAGGGCCGCGACGCAGGAGGCATCATCTCGGAGCGTCAGTCCCGGCATCACTGGAGCCAGCAGGGAGAGCTGCACATCCGCCTGGCCGAGCTGAAGGTCTTGCTGGAGTGGTGCGACGACATGCTGGCGGCGGTGGCCGCTCCTCACCGCCAGCTCCCGCCCTGGAGCGCCGACGAGTACCGGCAGGTCCGCATGGCGCAGCTCCAGGAGGCGGCGCGGGGTCCGGTCGGACTGTCCGCGGATCGCCTGCCGCCCGACCTCGACGAGGCCGTCCGGGTGGCGCTGCTGGGTCCGGACCTCCTCGACGCGGTCCTGGGCTACACCGACCTTGAGGGCGCCTGGGTCGGCGGACTGGCCGGATTGACGCCGCCGGAGAGGGATGCGATCAACTACTGGCTGACGCCCAACGAGGCCGGCGAGGTCCGCAGCGCCGAGGAGGTGAGGGACCTCATGGACCAGCGCCGGAAGCGCTTCGGGATGCCCATGGCGATCGAGACGGTGGAGGCGTACCTGAGCCGAGGCCGCTCGAAGATCCGCCGGCTCAGCAATGTCATCAGGTCGGATGATCGACGGCCTTAATCAAGCGATTTATACTCAACCGCGCCTACACGCATGCCCAAAGGGCTGGATCTCAGCCCTTCGGCAGCCGCGGCATCATCCGCCGCAGCTCGGCGAGCTCGAAGTGGTCGAGGTAGCGCTGGGTCGTGGTGAGCGAGGCGTGGCCGAGCACCTTCTGGAGCGCCGCTGCGCTGCCGTGAGCCCGCAGGAACCGGATGGCGAAGGTGTGGCGCAGCGTGTGCGGACTGACCGCCTTGCCGACGATGTGGGCGACCGAGACGGCCTTCCGTACGGCTTGCCATACGGCGCTCTCGGTCATGCCTTCGGCCCGGACCCGGCGGTGCTCGACGTGGTCGTAGGACCGGAACAGCACCCCGGAGCCGCTCAGTCGACGGCCGGTCGCCGCCAGGTAGGCCAGGACGGCCTCCAGCACGTCAGGCTGGATCGGGACCGAGCGGTCCTTGCGGCCCTTGCCCTGGCGGACCCAGATCACGGCGCCGCCCTCCTGGTCTGCGAGCACATCGGCGACCGCGAGCTTGACGACCTCCGACACCCGCAGGCCGGCGCCCAGCATGACGCTGAGCAGCGCCCGGTCGCGCGTCGTGCCGGTGCGCTCGATCATCCGGGCCGCCTCCTTGTCGGACAGCACCGAGTAGGGCCGGCGGACCTCGGCCCGCGGCATCTTCAGGGCGACCTCCATGGTCTCCAGCGTTACCAGCGGCAGATGCCGGCCGCCGTCCAAGCCGCGGACCCAGCGCACGAAGCTGCGCAGCGCGGCGACCGCCTGGGACTGCGACGCAGGACCGAGGCCCTCGTCGTCGCTCATGACCGCAGCCCGGTAGTCGCCCAGCATGGCGCTGTCGAGGCTGGCCAGCGGCGGCTCGCCCAGCACGACCCCGGCATGGGTGAGCCAGCGGCCGTAGGCCCGCCGGGTGTTGTCGCTGTCCAGCGTTCGTAGGAAGCGGGTCGTGGCGTCGACCCAGGGGACGAGGTGGGTGGCGAGCGAGATGGGGGTGAGGTCGGTCAAGACTGGCGGTGGACGTACGAGCCGCCCTTGGCCAGCTCGCGGCGAATGATCCCGAGCCAGGTCGACTCCAGCACCGCATTGCCCCGACGCCGATGGCCGACGGCATTGACGTAGCGGTACTGGACGCGCTCCTGACCACGAAAGATGCGCTCGCGGCCGGTGACCGTGTAGGCGCGCCCATCGGCGGTCGTCAGAACGTCGCCCGGCTGCGGGTCCGCCCAGGGCTTCTTGGCGGTAGCGATCGTCATGGTGCGGCTACGCTCCTTCCGAGGCCCCGAAAACGGCCTCGCGCACGTCTAACTGAATACGATCTTAATGATAACACCTCTTATCGTGACCAGCGGTAAGTGATGGTTACCATGGCCCAGAACCCGGCAGGAGGAAGCCGCCATGGCCGCACCCTTTGACCTCCAGCTCGCCGAGCAGCTGCGCGTCAGTGACCGCGACATCGAGACGTGGGCCGGATGGCCGACGAGTCACTCGATGATCGTCCAGCTCCGCGAGGCGCTCGGGTTGTTCGCCGGGGCGATGCCGATCTCGCCGGCGACGGCGTGGACCGAGGCGCTGGGGGAAGTTCGGCGGCTCCGGAGACGAGGCGATGGCTGAGGCCCCAGCGCTCGACCTACAGCTCGAAGACCTGATCGAGCACGTTCTGGCCTGCGAGCGCCTGGAGCGAGTGCAGGACCGCATCGACCACGCCGGACGCGCCCACCGCTGTCATCCGCCGGACCCTGACGTCGACTCGCGCTGGACCTATTGGCGCTGAACCTGTCCCTGTGGGCAGGGCTGGCACCGCGAGCTGCGCGGCGGCTGGGCGACGAACTGAGCCCCTGACCTTTCCCCACCCGCCGAGGAGGCGTCATGCCCGCGCTCGATCGCCTCGCGCCGTTCCGCGGCGGGGTCCGCCTGCGTGATCTGCGCGGCGATCTCCGGCGGGACCTGGAGCATCTCCGACTGGGCGTGCTCGATCCCCGGAGCCTGCTCTCCGGTTACTGCAAGCTGGTCAACCCGATCAAGCTGACGACCACGTCGCTGGTCCCGGACTCGGCCGAGGTCGACCCCCGGCGCCTGGCCACCGACCCGCGTGTGTTCAACAGGATGCGAGGCGGCGGAGCGAACCGCACGACGGGCGGAGGCGGACCCAACCGGGGTAGACGGCGGCGGGCCGAACGAGAACGAGATGGGAGGCGAGTGAATGATGGGAGCGACGAAGCGTGCCTGAGGTGTGTCCGGATTGCGGAGTGCTGGTCGAAGATCAGTCCACGCACAAGCGATTCCACTCGATCTTGAACAGCCATGCGTGGGCGTTGGCCGTTCTCCAGACGTCGCACATCTCGCGGGAGGTCCACGATGCGTTCGACATCCGCGAGCGGATCCAGCGCAGGCGATTCGACAACTGGAGTGCGGACGCCTTTGCCGAGGTAGTCGCCTCTCTGCCGCCGGATTCGGGGCGCTCGACGCCACCGGTCAGGTCCAGTACCAGTGGCAGGCGGCCGACACCCTGACTCGAGGCGTCTACAAGGCGGAGTGGCGGGTGACGTTCAGTGGAGGTGCGGTGGAGAGCTGGCCCAACGACGGGTACGTGGTCGTGGACATCCCGGCGGATCTGGCGTGACCCAGCGCAAGAGCCCCGTCGGCTACATCTTCGCGGGCATCGCGGTCGTGCTTCTCGGCTTCATCATCCTGCTGGTCTACGAGGCCATCAGCCTCACGACCGCGATCATGCCGCCGATCACGTGGGAGGAGGCGCGCTTCCAGGGCCAGCACATCTACCTCATGACCGGGGTGGCGTTCGCCTTGGGCTTGGGCATCGGGTCGCTGGCCGCGCACTTTTGGTGGGCGCAGTCCATCCCGCCCTGGTTCAAGGTCTTCCGCAAGCCGGCACGCTCGATCGGGCTGCGGGTCGGGCCTGGTCCCCGATGAAGTTCACCGTTCGGCTCAGCCCGATCACGGTCGAGGTATCGGCGCCCGAGCTGCCGATCACCTTCGGCCCCGTCAGGGAGCGCTCGCTCCCGCCCACCGAGGAGGCTCTCATGGCATCTGTCCAGCTCACCGACGTCCAAGAGGCGCGGGCCACGATCGCGCCCCAGGACCGCGCCGGCAACCCGGCCTCGGTCGACGGCGTGCCGACCTGGGAGTCCAGCGACACCAGCGTCATCACCGTCTCCCCCACCGAGGACGGCCTGACCGCCGACGTGGTCACGACCGGAACCCTGGGCACGGCCACTGTGACCGTGACCGCGGACGCCGACCTGGGCGAGGGCGTGACCAGCCTGACCGGCACGCTCGAGGTGGAGGTGATCGCCAGCCAGGCCGCCGACCTTAACGTCTCGGTGGGCACTCCGACCGAGCGGGCGTAGGTAGGTGCCCGTGGCGGTCCTGACTGGGCCAGTGGTGTTGGCCAGCGGTGGCGGTAGTGGCGTCCCGCGCTGGGTCGTGCTCAGCTTCCAGAACGTGACGACGGGCGACACCTTCGACCTCGCGACCCTGACCCTGCCCTTCGTCACGGTCACGCACGCGTTCACCGCGCCCACCAGCAACCGCACCGCCACCCCTGCCGTGAGCACCATCGCCACCAACACCGTCGTCTCCCTGATCGGGACCGGCATCGCCCGGGACTCCTGCCTCCTGTTCGCGGTGGGCGAGTAGGTGGTGGACATGCCGGATGGCCATGGCCTGATGTCGGGGGTGGCAAGCAGGGACCGTGCCTCCCCCGGATCACCGGGGTACGTGCCGAGGGTGCCGACCATGAGGGCGTGCATCGACTGCGGTACCCCCACTGCCGGGACCAGGTGCCCTGTTCACCAGACGGCCATGGAGCAGCGGAGAGGGAGCGCCACGGCCAGGGGATACGGGGTGGAGTGGCAGCGAGTGCGCGACCTGGTGGTGGCCGAGCACGTGGCCCGAGAGGGGTGGGTGTGCCCTGGCTGGCAGGTACCCCCCCACCCGGCCACCGACCTGACTGGTGACCACGCCATCCCCCTGTCGGCCGGCGGCACGAGTACGAGAGGCAACGTTGGAGTGTTGTGTCGCGCGTGCAACAGTCGTAAGCGGGACGCCGGAGGGGGGCGGGGTGACGGCGGGGAGCCTGCTCCCCAGCGGACCCAATTCCAGATTTCCGCGAGAGATACCCGGGCGAGAGATCTCCGACCGACCTTCATCGCCTGACCCGTGCGGCCCTTCACGCTGCCCCACTTCCGGGCCTGGGCGCGGACCCTGATCCTCGACACCGAGGAGCCCTGGAGCGTGGAAGCGTTCCAGTCCAGCTTCCTGCGCGACGTCTTCGCCGGCGTCCCCGAATGCTGGCTGGTGATCCCCGAGGGGAACGGCAAGACGACGTTGGTGGCTGGCCTGGCGCTGTATCACATCCGCCACCGGATGTCGGGTCAGGTTCCGGTGGCGGCGGCCTCCCGAGAGCAGGCGGAGATCCTGTACCGCCAGGCCGAGGGCTTCGTGCTTCGAACGCCGCACCTCCAGCCGCACTTCAAGTGCCTGGAGGGTTACCGCCGCATCCGCTGCGACGACATGGGCAGTCGCATCCAAGTCTTCGCCGCCGATGACCGGACGGGTGATGGAGTCATCCCCACCCTCTGCATCATCGACGAGTTGCATCGGGCTCACGATCTCCGTCTCTACCGGACCTGGCGGGGCAAGCTGGAGAAGCGTCAGGGCCAGATCGTGACCATCTCCACCTCTGGCGAGCCGGGCGGAGAGTTCGAGGAGACGAGAGAGCGGATCCGTCAGCAGGCAACCGACGTGAACCGTCGAGCGACCTTCCTGCGCGCCGCCTCAGATCGTCTGGTGCTCCACGAGTGGGCCGTGCCGGAGAAGGGCGACGTCAAGGATCTGAAGCTGGTCAAGGCGGCCAACCCCTTCAGCGGCGTCACCCCGGCCATGCTTCGACGCAAACACGAGAGCCCGACCATGACTGACCAGCACTGGCGCCGGTTCGTCTGCAATCTGCCCACCCGCGGCGAGCGGGCGGCGATCCAGGAGGCCGAGTGGCACGCGGCGGCGACGACCGAGGAGATCCCGGTCGGGGAACCGATCTGGCTCGGGCTGGACGTGGCCTGGAAGTGGGACACGACGGCCGCGGTCCCGCTCTGGATCCGCGAGCCCGAGTTCCGTCTCTTCGGCCCTGCCCGCATCCTGACCCCGCCTCGTGACGGCACCTCGCTCGACCCGCACCTGGTCGAGGCCGCGTTGATCCAGATCCACCACCGCAATCCGCTCCACACCGTGGTCATGGACACCAACAGGGCTGAGCAGCTGGCCGAGTGGATCCGCTCCGAGCTGGGCGCCGAGGTCATCGACCGCGGTCAGGGCAACGCCTTCGCGGCCATGGACTACGAGCGCTTCATGGAGGCTTTGCGTCTCGGCCACCTCCACCACTCCGGTGACGCTGAGTTGACCAGGCACGCGCTCAACGCCATCGCCCGGGTCCTGCCTCACGGTGGCGCCCGCTTCGAGCGACCTGCCCAGAACCGCGTCAGCGCTGAGCAGGATCGCCGCGTGATCGACGCCCTCACCGCTGCGGCCATGGCCCACACCACGGCTGCGGCAGCACTAGTACCAGTCGAGCCCGAGCCGTTCTTCGGTGCCTGGGGTCGATAGGAGCCAGCCATGACCCTCCTCGAGCGAGTCGACGTCGACCGCATCGCTGCCGAGGCCGAGCGGATCAGCTTTCGCCGAGTCGCCCTCACCGTTCTGCTGGGCTTCTTCTGGCTGATCGGCTGGACGGCCGGCACGATCTGCCGCGTCCTCTGGGCGTCCGTCGCCTGGTCCTTCGCCGCGGTCAAGGTAGGCTGGCAGGACGCCCAGCGACCCCGCGAGGAGCTGAGGCCGAGGCGGACGTTTGGGCCTTCCTGAAAGGGTCGCTGCGGCGGTTCACCGAACCGAGGAGCGGTCATATCCCATCGACACGTGGATCCAGGACTACCTGCTTCCCTCCGGCGGCTCCTTCGGCTTCGGCTCCAGCCAGTACGGCTTCGGGACTGGCGTCCAGACCACGCTGCCGGGCGCCAGGGTGCAGGAGATCTCGGCCACCCTGCCCGGCTACTCGGCCGCGCTCCGGCGCTGCCCACCGGCCTTCGCGGCCGAGATGGTCCGGGCGCTGGTGCTCAGCCAGGCCCGCTTCACCTTCCGCAACCGACCCTCCTCCCCCACTCCCCGGAGGACGTTCGGCACGCGGGATCTGGGCGTGCTGGAGCGGCCCTGGACGAACGCGACCACGGGTGAGCTGCTGAGCCGGATGGAGTGGCACGCGGGCCTGGCCGGCAACGCCTACGTCTACCGCCAGTCCAGCCGCCTGCGGGTCCTGCGCCCGGACTGGGTCGGCATCGTCTACGGGAGCCAGCGGGAGCCTGACGACCCCGGTCACGCCCTCGACGGCGAGCTGCTGGGCTACGCCTACCAGAACGGCGGCTGGTCGAGCGGCTACGCGCCCAACACCCTGCTCCCGGCGGACGTGGCCCACTGGTCACCGATCCCCGACCCCGAGTCCCCCGGCCTGGGCATGTCGTGGATCACCCCGGCGGTACGCGAGATGCAGGGCGACGAGGCGGCCACGCTCCACAAGCTCCAGTTCTTCCGCCACGGCGCCACTCCGAACATGGTGGTCAAGGGCATCCCGGCCGCGACCAAGGAGAAGTTCGACGAGATCGTGGCGACCCTGGAGGCCAGCCACGCCGGGGTTGCCAACGCCTACCGGACGCTGTACCTGACGGCCGGCGCCGACGTCACCGTGGTCGGGAGCGACCTGAAGCAGCTCGACTTCAAGGCCACCCAGGGCGCGGGCGAGACGCGGATCGCCTTCCTGAGCCGGGTGCCGGCCCCGATCCTCGGGATCTCCGAGGGGCTGGCCGGCTCCAGCCTCAACGCCGGCAACTTCGGGATGGCCCGCCGCATCTTCGCCGACAGCTGGGTCTACCCGACGCTGCAGGACGTCTCTGCCGCCCTTGCGCCGCTGGTACAGGTGCCCTCCGATGCCGAGCTGTGGTTCGACACCGGGGACATGCCCCTGCTGCGCGAGGACGCCAAGGACGCTGCCGAGATCGAGCAGATCAAGGCGAGCACGATCGTCGCCCTGGTCAACGGCGGCTTCGACCCCAAGTCGGCGCTGGCGGCCGTGATGGGCCAGAACATGAGCCTGCTCATCCACTCGGGCCTGCTCAGCGTCCAGCTTCAGCCGCCCGGCACGGTGATGCAGCCGGCTTCCGCGAACGGCACGTCAGCACTACCCGCGCCCCAAGGCGCCTGATTCGGAGAGAGGCCATGGATTACGACCCCGAGGCCGTCCGGGCGGATGCCAAGTACGCCATGGCCGATGGCAGCTATCCCATCAGCAGCTGCGCCGAGGTCACCAGCGCGGCCCGGCTCGCGCACCACTCCAAGAAATACAGCTTCGACCAGGTGAAGGCCCACGTCATGAAGGCCAAGCGCGCCCTCGGGTGCCCGGATTCGGCCCTGCCGTCCACGTGGATGAGCGGAATGAACTCCGCCGGTGTCGAGGGCGACCTGGTCCGCGCGGTGGCGTTTGAGATGGCCTCGTCGAGAGACGGGCTGACGCTCGAGGGCTACGCCGCGGTCTTCAACTCGCCGACCCGGATCTCCAGCTGGGAGGGCGAGTTCGACGAGACGATCGCTCGCGGGGCCTTTGCCCGCACGCTTGGCGAGCGGACGCCGGTCCTGATGTTCAACCACGGCAAGCACCCGCTCATCGGGGACATGCCGCTGGGGGTCATCCAGCGGGCCGAGGAGGACCGCAAGGGCGTCTTCATCCAGGCTCGCCTCTCCGACAATTGGCTCATCCAGCCCGTCCGCGATGCCGTCCGCGACGGCGCCGTGAACGGCATGTCCTTCCGGTTCAGCGTCCCGCCTGACGGTGAGACGTGGGCCGATCGTCGGGATCGGCCGCGGCTGCGCACGCTGACGGACATCGACGTCCGCGAGCTTGGCCCGGTCGTCTTCCCGGCCTACGAGCCGACCACGGCCACCGTGCGCTCGGCGCTCGACTCGATACCAGACATCACCGGGCGGCTCGACGCGGGGAGCGCGGGCGGCGGTGACTCCTCCGGCACGGCGCCAGGGAACGGCGACCGACCATCATCCCAGTCGGCCCAGCAGCGCCACCGCGACCTGCTGATACGAGGAATCATCCGTGCCTGAAGAGAACGCTCCCACGACACCGATCGACGCCGCCGTCGCCTACCCCAACCTCATCAACGACCTCCGCGGCAAGACCCCGCTCGAGCTGGAGCAGATGGTCCCCGTGCTCGACGCCCACATCCAGACCCTGCACATGGACGAGCGGGGAGGCATCCGCGAGCTGGAGGCCGACGAGGACACCGCCTTCCGCTCCCTGATCAGCCTCCGCCAGCAGGTGCTGGGCAGGCTGGAGGAGCACCGCAAGGTCGAGGAGGTGCTGCGGCGCCGCCCCGAGCGCGTCAACGTGGCGCTGCGGAGCCTGGGCGTGGACCCCAACGACCCCTTCAGTGATGTCCGCCGGCTGACCACCGCCGAGGCCCGCGACCGGGCGCTGCGTCGGCTCGACGACCGCCACGCCACCGCCCACCTGAAGGCGGACCAGCGCGACCAGGTCGAACGCCTGGTCAGCCGCAACGGCGACATCGCCCGCCGGGTCCTGGTCACCGAGACGACCGAGTACCGCGAGGCGTGGATGAAGCTGGTGACCCAGCCCCACCCCTTCCTCTCCCAGGAGGAGACGGACGCCGTCCGCGCCTTCCAGGAGTACCGGGCCATGTCCGAGGGCACGACCACCGCGGGCGGGTTCGGAATTCCGGTGTTCATCGACCCCAGCATCATCCTGACCGCCCAGGGCTCGGGGAACCCGTTCCTTCAGATCGCGAGGAGCGTCGACGTCAACACCAACGTCTGGAAGGGCGTCTCCTCGGCCGGCGTGAGCTGGTCCTTCGACTCCGAGGCGGCGGCGGTCAGCGACGACTCGCCGACCCTGGCCCAGCCCACCGTGACGGTCTACATGGCCCGCGGGTTCATCCCCTACAGCATCGAGCTGGGTCAGGACTACCCCGGCTTCGCCCAGGAGATGAGCCGGCTGCTGGCCGAGGGCTACGACGAGCTCCTGGTCGACAAGTTCACCCAGGGCAGCGGCACCGGCGAGCCCCGAGGCATCCTGACGGCGCTCTCGGCGAACACCAACGTCCGGGTCACGCTGACCACCGGCGGCGCGCTGGGCTCGCCCGACCCCTACAAGGTCTGGCAGGCGATCCCGCAGCGCTTCCGGCGCAACGCGGCCTGGATGATGAGCGTGGGCGTCAACAACGCCATCCGCCAGCTGGGCACCGCGAACGTGTACCACGGATTCACCGTGGGCCTGCCCGAGGGCTGGACGGACGCCCTCTTCAACAGCCCCGTGTACGAGTCGCCGTACATGCCTTCCACGACGACCGGCACCGCCGCCACGACCGGCCTGGCCGTGGTCGGCGACTTCAGCAACTACGTCGTGGCGCGCCGCGGCGGGATGAGCGTGGAGCTGATCCCGATGATGTTCGACGTCACGAACAACCTGCCGACCGGCCAGCGGGGCTGGTTCGCCTACGCCCGCATCGGCGGGAACAGCGTCAACGACCTAGCGTTCCGCCTACTTGTGAACGCCTAGGTCCCCCTCCGCAACTTCGGTCAACACCCACCACGCCAGGGGCGGGCGTGATGCCCGCCCCGCCGCACAGGGAGAGAGAGGATGCCCGAGCAGAAGTCCGAGCCCAAGTCCGAGGCGAAGCAGCCCGAGGCCACCAGCGGTACCTCCAGCGAGAGCCGCAGCGTGATCAGGACCGGCCCCGTCCGCCCTTCGCCCGGAGAGTCCAGCGACCCCCGTGTGCACCAACTCCTCGCTCGCCTGGAGGCCCACCGGCTGACGCTGGAGAGCCACGACCAGGCCGCCACTCTGGCCGACACCGACCGCCAGGCTGCCGAGGAGGACCGGAAGAACATCCGCAAGGAGCTGAGGGAGCTGGGCTACGAGGTCGAAGGGTGAGCGGATCCCTCCAGGTCGTGTACGCCACCGCGACATGCTCGGTGGCCATGGCCGCAGGCCACTCGGTGACGATCAGGAAGGGCGAGCACTGGCCGACCACGGACCCGGTCGTGGTCGCGCGGCCTGACCTCTTCAGTTCCGATGCGCGCTACGGGATGAGCTACAGCGTGCCTCCCCCGGAGGATGCTGAGGGTACCGTCGAGCAGGCCACCGCCGGCCCCGGCGAGAGGCGCAACGTCCGCCCGCGTGGCTGACGGCCGAGTCATCCTCGCCTACGTCCACGGCCACGAGGTCGCCCATTGCTGGCACCGGAGCGTGCTCGGCCTGATCCGCCACGATGCTCAGCACGAAGGTCGGGTGGCCGGCGACCTCCTCATCCGCTGCGGCTTCCAGGGCGTACCGGCCGCGCGCAACGAGGGCGTCCGCCGCTTCCTCGGCGTCGAGGGCATCGACTGGATGCTCTGGACGGACACCGACATGGGCTTCACGCCTGACACCGTCGATCGGCTGCTGGCCGCCGCCGACCCCATCGAGAGGCCGGTCGTGGGCGCCCTCTGCTTCGCTCAGAAGCTGCCCGAGGACGACGGCCTCAACGGGTGGCGGTCGGAGTCCATCCCGACCATCTACCAGTGGCACAGCGACGAGGAGTTCAAGGGCTTCGTCAACCACGAGTCCTACCCTCCCGACGAGCTGATCCGCGTGGCCGGCACGGGGTCGGCCTGCATCCTGGTCCATCGCCGGGTGTTCGAGTGCATCTCGGCCACCCAGCCGGGCTCGGCCTGGTACGACCCGGTGCCCAACCCGACCACGGGCGGCGTGGTCGGTGAGGATCTCTCGTTTTGCCTCCGCTGCGCCGTCGCCGGCATCCCCGTCCACGTCCACACCGGGATCAGGACCAACCACATGAAGAACGTGTGGCTGAGCGATCCCCCCGAGGTCACGACCGCCCCATGAGTGAAGCCATCCCCGAAGCCTGGGCGCCGTCCGCGCCGGGCCAGCAGCCCGACCGGACGCAGGCCGTCGTCGTCGCCTACGTGCACGACAGCAAGGTGTCCTACTCGTGGTACCACTCGATGATCCAGCTCGTCGGCTGGGACATGGCCAATCACGGTCGGGTGCTGGCCGGCGGCTTCATCTCGATCAAGTACGGCACCGACGGCCTGATCGAGAGCCGGAACAAGGCGGTCGCCGAGTTCCTCCAGGAGGACCGCGGCGATTGGCTCTGGTGGGTGGACACCGACATGGGCTTCGCCCCGGAGACGGTGGACCGTCTCTTCGGCGCCGCCCATTCCCAGGAGCGGCCCATCGTCGGCGCGCTCTGCTTCGGGCAGCGGGAGCTGGACCTGGACGGCATGGGCGGCCACCACACCGGCGCCGTGCCCACCATCTACCGGTGGACGCAGCACCAGGGCCAGCAGGGCTTCGCCGTGGTCTGGGACTACCCGCCCGACGCCCTGGTCAAGTGCCACGGCACGGGCGCCGCCTGCGTTCTCATCCATCGCTCGGTGCTGGTGCGGATGCTGGAGCGCTTCGGGCCGGTCTGGTACAACCGCGCGCCCAACCCCAGCACCGGCCAGATGGTCAGCGAGGATCTCAGCTTCTGCCTGCGGGCGGGAGCGCTCGACATCCCCGTGTTCGTGCACACGGGCGTCCCCACCAGCCACCACAAGGAGACGTGGGTGGGGGAACGCACCTACTGGCGCGAGCGCGCCGTGGACCCGCCGCCGGTGGAGCCCGAGCCCGAGGAGGCTCCGACCCAGGAGGCTGCCCGGTGACGCAGACCAAGAATCCCCTCGGCTACCTCCGTGGGCTCCGGATGCGACGTCGTGTCTGACCTCCTGGTGATTGTGCCGTCGCGCGGGCGCCCAGAGAACGTGGCGCAGCTGCTGGAGTCGTGGAAGGCTACCGTGGCCGGGGATTCGGCCCTCCTGGTGGTCACCGATCTGGACGACCCTGACCTGGAGCGCTATGCCGAGGCGTATCGGAAGTTCCCGCCCACGAGCGGGTCGGGGCGAGCGCAAGCGCTGGTCCACGAACCACGCGAACGTCTCGGGCCAACCCTGAACAGACACTCAGGCACCTACGCCTCGGAGTACTTCGCCATCGGCTTCATGGGCGACGACCACCGCCCGCGAACCCCCGGCTGGGACGAGCGGATGGTGGCTGCCCTCCGGGAGATGGGCACCGGCATCGTCTACGGCAACGACCTCTTCCAGCGCGAAGCCCTGCCCACCGCGGTCGTGATGACCTCCGACATCATCCGGACGCTCGGCTACATGGTCCCGCCCGGCCTGATCCACCTCTTCATGGACAACTTCTGGCTCGGGCTGGGTCAGGCGCTCGGCTGCATCCGCTACCTCGACGACGTCGTGATCGAGCACCTCCACCCGCTGGCCAGGAGCGCCGAGTGGGACGCCGGCTACCGGGAGGTGAACAGCCAGGCGATGTACGCCCGCGACCACGCCACCTTCCTGCGCTGGGTCCGCGAGGAGAGCCCGGCGGCCCTGGCTAAGCTTCGGGAGCTGATCGCGGCGAAGGCGTCGGCCTGATGCAGTGGCGCCTCTTCCCCGAGGGCACGGTCCCCGAGTGCGTAACGCGCGAGTGGCACCGACCACGCGAGCGAGCGCCGCACCTGGAGCAGTTCGGCCCGCAGCGGAACCGTCTCCTCGCCGCCGCCAACCACGTTCTACGGGCACGAGAGGAGCTGGGCATCCACTCCGTCGTAGACCTCGGAGCCGGCGACGGTGGCCTGCTCTCGCTGCTGCCGCGCGACATCCCGCGCTGGGGATACGATCTCTGCCCGGCCAACGTCGCGGCGGCAACCTACGAGCGTGGGGTCGCCGTCCGCTACGCCGACTTCATGGACGTGCCCATCGAGTGGGCGGAGCTGGCGGTCTGCACCGAGGTCCTGGAGCACCTCGTGGACCCTCACGCCTTCGTCCGCCAGGTGGCCGAGCACTGCCGGGTGATCGTGGCCTCCTCGCCGGCGACCGAGACGGACCAGCAGCACTACGAGCACCACCTCTGGGCCTTCGACGAGGAAGGCTACCGGGAGCTGCTGGAGCAGGCCGGATACCGGGTTGTCAGGCACGAGCGAGTGGACTGGTTCCAGGTGGCAACCGCCGTATGCGCGTGAGGCTCCGGCGGAAGCACGGAACGAGCCTGGTAAACCCGGCACCGATTCCGCCGCGGCCTGCGCGACCAGCGCCGCCAGCGTACACCGGCCATTACCCGCCGATCGGCCGGGACGAGTTGGCCGAGTGCCAGAGAGCCTTTCCGCCGAACATCTACACCTCGCCCGACTCGTGGGTCACCATGCGGTGTCGGTACTGCCGATCCCTGATGAGCTTCCGCTTGTGGTCGGATCGCAATCTGAGCTGCACGACATGCGGTGCGGACTGGGACCGACAGCGAGGCCCGGTCTGATGCGAGTCCGCCTGCGTCCAGCGCCGAACGAGATGGAGATGCTGCTCCTCTACCCGCGCCCGCACGACCACACGCGCTGGGCGGACCACATCATCCGCGTGGACCAGACGATCAGGATGGCCGAGGCGCTCCTGCCCAAGGGCGGGACGGTGGCGGACCTGAGCTGCGGCGACGCGGCCATCGCCCGGAGCCTGCAGGCCACCCACGCGGCGCACGCCATCCTCGGCGACTACGCGGCCGGCTACGAGTACCAGGGCCGTATCGAAGAGACGATCCAGTGCATCGCGCCTGACGCGGTGGACCTCTGGGTCCTCTCGGAGACGCTCGAGCACCTCGACGACCCGGAGATGGTGCTGTGCGAGATCCGACGGCGAGCGAAGGCGCTGGTGCTCAGCACTCCCGACGGCGAGAACGGCGCCGGCAATCCGGAGCACATCTGGAGTTGGGACTGCGAGGAGGTCGGCCGGATGCTGGAGGCGACGGGCTGGACGCCGGAGCTGCACAAGGTGCTCGAACACCCGGCCGGCGGGATCTACTCGTTCCAGCTCTGGGGGAGCCGGTGAAGGCCCTGGTCACCGGCTCCAGCGGTTTCCTCGGTCGCCACTTCGTCCGCGCGCTCCAGCAGCGCGGCTACGAGGTCCGGCGGGTGGACATCGCCGACCGTGAGCCCTGGGACGCCCGCGACTACTTCCGGCACGTGAGCACCCAGGTCGATCTCGCCATCCACTGCGCCGCGGTCGTGGGCGGCCGTCAGGGCATCGAGGGCTCGCCCCTCAGCCTGGCCGTGGACCTGAGCCTGGACGCCGAGTACTTCGGCTGGGCGGCGCGGACGCGGCCCGGTCGGGTGGTCTACGTCAGCAGCTCGGCGGCTTACCCGGTCTGCCTCCAGGACGGCGTCTGGGAGGCGGGCTATCGCTTGTGCGAAGAGGACATCCTGCTGGACGACCCGATGGCGCCCGACTTCCTCTACGGCTGGACGAAGCTGACCGGGGAGCTGTTGGCGGCCCACGCCCGGGACGCCGGCGTCCCCGTCACGGTCGTCAGGCCCTTCAGTGGCTACGGAGCCGACCAGGACCCGGCCTACCCCTTCCGCGCCTTCCTGGAGCGGGCACGGCGCTGTGAGGACCCCTTCACGATCTGGGGCGACGGCGAGCAGGTCCGCGACTTCATCCACGTGAGCGACGTGGTGGCCGGCACGCTGGCGCTCGTCGAGGCGGCCGTGGACGGACCCGTGAACCTAGGGGCTGGGCGGCCGACCAGCTTCAACGAACTCGCTCGGCTGATGACTCGGGCCGCGGGCTACGAACCGGAGTTCCGCCACGAGACGGACAAGCCGACGGGCGTCCGCTACCGGGTGGCCGACACGACGCTCCTCTCCCGCTACTACCAGCCCAAGGTCACCCTGGAGGAGGGCATCGAGATGGCGCTGCGCGAGAGGGCGGCGGCCTGATGGCCTCGACGCTGGTGTCCGTCCGTCCGCTCGTCGAGCCGTTGGGCTTGGCGGAGACGAAGACGCATCTCTCGGTGGACGTCAGCGACACCGACGCCCAGATCCAGAACGCCATCCGGGCCTCGCGCCGCTACATCGAGCGCCACTACGGCCTCGCGCTGCTGACCCAGACGCTCGTGCTCATCCGTGACGGGTTCCCCTGCGGCTGGATCGAATTGCGCCCGCCGGTCCAGTCCGTGACCTCGGTCGTCTACCTCGACGCCGCCGGCGCCAGCCAGACGTGGAGCTCCGCGTTCTACGTGGTCGATAAGGACAGCGAGCCGGCCCGGCTGGCTTCGGGGATCGGAGTGGCCTGGCCTACCACGGCCTGGCTGCCGGGTGCTGTCAAGGTGACCTACGTCGCCGGCTGGACGACCCCTGAGCTGGTCCCGGACGAGATCCGACAGGCCCTCCTCATGCTCGTCGCCCACTACTACGCCGACCGGGAGGCCGTCTTCACAGGGTCGATCTCCAAGGAGGTCGAGTTCGGCGTCCGCGACCTGATGGAGCACTACGCGCCGGTACTGCTGGCGTGAGCCCGGTCCCGCGCGCCGGCGCCCTCAACCGCCGAGTCCAACTCCAGGCCCAGACGTCCAGCACGGACGCCGAGGGCCGCACGAGCACCCCCTGGGCTACCGTGGCCACGCTCTGGGCGGCGATCGAGCCGCTCCAGGGTCGCGAGGCGCTCCTGGCGGCGCAGGCGCAGACCACGCTCACCCATCGCGTCAGGCTCCGTGGTGAGAACCGGAGCCGCGGCATCACCGCCCGGAACCGGCTCCTCTACGGCTCCCGGATCTTCGACATCCAGTCCGTGACGGACTCCCAGGAGGGGCACCGCGAGCTGGTCCTGGACTGCCAGGAGCTGGACATGGAGGAAGCCTGATGGCCCGCCGCCGCGGCTCCATCCATCGCTCCATCGGCGTCGAGTTCGACGACACCGAGTTCCTGGGCTCCCTCGACGATGCCGTGGACGCGTTCCATGGCGATGCCAACAAGGCGATCCAGGTGACCGGGGAGTCGGCCTTCCACGACATGCAGCGGCGGCTGGGCAACGACCGCGAGCTGGCGGCCAGTCTTCGTATCAGTGGAGGCCGGGACTTCATCGAGATCAGGACCAACCACTTCCGCTGGATGATGACCGAGTTCGGAACCGGCGTCTTCGGCCCCGGCCACCGGCCCATCACCCCCCGCAAGGCTCAGGTGCTGGCGGGCGGCCTCCGCCATCCGGTCGAGCAGGTCGCCGGCGCCAGGCCGCGGCCCTTCTTCCGGCCGGCGTGGACGGCGGCCCTGCGCAAGTTCAGGCAGGCGTTCGCCGCGCAGTAGCCAGCCGGCGATCGGCCCAGATGTAGACGAAGGCGTTGGCCGCGACTCCGAACATGACCAGCAGGGCCAGATACCGGAGTCCGCCGGGCGTACCGGACACGAGACCTCCGATGAGGAGTGTCTGGGCGATGGCCGCCGCGAGGAAGCCGAGGACGATCAATGTCATGACCGCACAACGCGCGAGCATGGCGGAAGGACCCAGTCGCTGATGGCGAGCACGACGGGCGGCGCGCTCAAGGTCTACCTTGAGACGCAGAGCCTGGCCACGCCCATCTTCGTCCGGTCGCCGCCTCCCGCTCAGGCCCTGCCCTACATCGTCATCCACGAGGGGATCAGCTCCTCGGTCGAAGGCACCGAGGACGGCGGCGCGGCGCTGGGCGGCAGCTCCCCGGTAAGCGAGGAGCTGCAGGTGGACCTCTTCATGTACGCCGACACGCCCTCGAGCGGCAGCCGTGTCGAGAGCTACACCCTGCCCTACGCGCTGGCGCGCAGCCTCGCGGGCGCCTCGTTGGGAACCTTCGGCTCCCCGGCCCGTCGGATCTACGGCTGTCACCTCACCGACGGCCCTCGGGAGCTGGGCACCGCGGACGCCAACATCATCCGCAAGACCTACGCGGTCGTGCTCCGCCGGGACACCTGATGCCCACCGTCCTCTGCGCCACCACCCACTGCGGGAAGCCGCTGGGGGAGGTCGGCCTGTCGATCGTCAGCGGACGCCCCAGGGCCGTGTGGAAGATCCAGCGGGGGTGGACCTGGCGCAAGGGCATCCTGGAGCGCGTCGACGAGAGCAGCCGACAGGAGCGCAGCCTGGCCTACGAGATGACCGGCCGCGAGTTCGCTCCTGCCGGCGGCCGGATCGCTCCGATCGGGTTGGGCCTGCTGCGCGAGGCCGACCTTCCGATCTGCGTCCGCTGCCCGCACTGCCACCGCCCCCGCTGGGTGTCGGCGGACCTGGAGATCAGGTCCAACCAGGACGTTTCGCTCGTCCGTCCCTCCTCCTGACGAGCGGTATCTGCCGCCGGCCGAGCTGGCGAAGGAGTCCCCATGGCACTCGGCCACACCACCAAGAAGTACGGCGTGAACGACGCCAAGATCCACAAGCTGAGCACCGACGTGGCGGCCACGGCGCCGACCTACGCCGCGGCCGTGGACGTCCCGGGCGTGAAGTCCCTCAAGACCACGCTCTCGGTGGACACCAAGACCCTGCGCGGCGACAACACGCTGCTCTCGGCGGACTCCGTGCTCAGCGAGATCAGCGGCACCGTGGAGTACGCGCGCTTCAGCTTCGACATCTGGACGGCCCTGACGAACGCCCTCGCCACCGACGCCGGCACCACGCCCAACCAGACGGTCACGATGGCCATCTCGCAGTCCACGCTGCCCGCCTTCGCCAAGGTGGAGGCCCAGACCCTGCAGACCGACTACGTCGGCGGCGACGTCCACATCATCTTCTGGAAGGCGATGCCGGGCTCGATGCCCGTGGGCCTGGAGGAGGAGGACTACGACATCCAGTCCTTCGACTTCATGGCCGTGCCGACGATCGGGACGCCGGCCTCGAACCCGGCCAACGCCTGGCTGACGTACGTGGCCAACGAGACGCTCGTCGCTGTGGCTTGATGGCCACCGAGGCTCAGCGGGTGCTGGCCCTCGGCGCCCACGTCGAGCTGGGCGGCGAGCGGCTACGGCTCGTCTTCGACTACCCCGCGCTGGAGCAGATCGAGGAGGAGTTCGGCGGCCTCCATGGGTTCACCGAAGCGCTCGACGACGGCTACCGAGGCCGGATGCTGAAGATGATCCGGGTGGCCCTGACGGCGGGCCTGAGCCACACCGGCATGCCGCCGGAGGTAGTCCTGGAGTGTCTCCAGCCGCCGATCGAGCCGGAGCGCCTCAACGAGTACCACGCCGCCATCGTCGGGGCGTGGCAGGAGGCGATCCCGCCGCGCAAGGGCCGCGAGGGAAAAGACGACGGGGAGACGAGCGGCTCCCCTGGGCGCAGCACTACTACCTCGCCACCGTCCGCTTCGGCCGCTCCCATGCCGAGTTCCTCCGAATGACCCCCGCGCAGCTGTTCGCGCTCCTCGACGCCGAGGCCGCGATGAACCGGGCCGGAGGCTGACGTGGCCGATACCGCGCTCCGCGAGCTGAAGGCCCGGCTCACGCTCGACACCTCAGACCTCTCGGCTGGCCAGAAGCGGGCGTCCTCCGCCTCCAAGGGGATCGGGGACGAGTTCGACAAGGCGGGCACCAAGGGCGGGAAGCTCAGCCGGGTCTTCGGCGGGCTCACCGACGACCTCCAGAAGTTCGGGCCAGTGGGGTCCAATGTGGCCGGCGGACTGGAGAGCGTGGGCCTGGGCGGGGAGGCGGCGGCCGGCGGCCTCGCCACCATGACGGTGGCGGCCGCCGCTGGTGCGGTCGCGATCGGCTTCAAGCTGGCGACGGCGGCCTCCAACCTCAACGAGCAGCTGACCGCCAGCCGGGTGGTCTTCGGCGCCAGTGCCGGCGCCGCCGAGCAGTATGCGAAGAGCATGGCCGCGGCCGGCCTCTCGGAGAAGGACGCGCTCCAGGCGACCACCTCGATCGCCACCGGCCTCAAGGCGGTTGGGTTCACCGACGCCAGCCTGCTCAAGGTCAGCACCACGCTGACCTCCCTGGCCACCGACCTCTCCTCCTTCTCCAACATCCCCGTCTCCGAGGCGCTGGACGGGATCCAAGCGGCGCTCCGCGGCGAGTTCGACCCCCTGGAGCGCTTCGGGGTTCACCTGAACGCCGCGGCGGTGGCGGAAGAGGCCGTGAAGGAGGGGCTGGCCACTTCGACGAGTCAGATCTCAGCTCAGGCCAAGGCGGCGGCCACGATCAACCTGATCCTGGCCCAGACCGCGACCCAGCAGAACGACGTCGCGCGCTCAGGCGGCACCCTGGCCTCGAACACCCGCGCCCTCAGCGCCGAGATGGACAACCTCCAGGTCAGCCTGGGGACGCAGGTGCTTCCGGAGTTCGTCAAGGTGACGAGTGCCGCGCTGACCGTCGCCGACGCCTTCGGGAAGGTCAGCGGCGCCGCCAAGGACGCCGGCGGCAGCGGCAAGCTGCCCGATTGGGCGCAGATGGTCGTGAACGCCCGAGCGCTGATCGATCCGCTCGCTCAGGCCCAGCTCGGCATCGAGATCCTGAGCGGGAAGCAGAAGGAAGGGACCAAAGCCCAGACCGACTACAACAGCGGCAAGGTCACGGGATCGGACATTGTGCACGCGGCGACCGACGCCATCAAGGCGAACTCGGACGCGCTCCAGAAGAACCACGACGTCCTCCTGGGCACCTTCAACGCCGACCTCCAGTACCAGCAGTCGGTCCTCTCGGCGCGAGACTCGGTGTCCAGCTACAACGAGGCGGTCAAGGCGCTGACCGACGCCGTGCAGGCGTACGGGCCGAACAGCCAGCAGGCCAAGGACGCGACCGAGGCCGTGGCCAAGGCTCAGCTCGACGCCCAGCAGTCCGCCCTCTCGGAGGCCGCCGCCGCCGACCAACTCCACCAGAAGTGGAACGAGCAGGCCGGCGCCGGCTACACGGCGACCGATAGTCTTCGGAACCAGCGCGGGGCCTTGGAGCAGGTGGCGGCGACCCTGGCCCCGGGCTCACCGCTGCGGACATCTCTCCAGGGCTACATCGACCAGCTCAACACCCAGATCCCGCGCGAGATCACGACCCATGTCAGGATCGTGCAGGACCAGCGGGTGAACCAGGCCGGCGGCATCCAGGCCGGGCTGGCGACCGGCGGCCCCGCCCTCCCGGGGCGGGTCTACACGGTGGGCGAGAACGGGCCGGAGACGCTGGTCATGGGCCCGGGCGCCGGTGGCTTCGTCATCCCTCACGCCTCGGGCCGGGCCACGCCCTCGGTCTCGGTCAACGTGACGGTCAACGGGGCGACCAACCCCGAGGCGGTGGCGATGGCCGTCGACCGGCGCCTGTCCCGCTACCTGGTGGCCACGTGATCATCAACGACGTCGACCTCGGCGGCCGGCCCGCCCACGTAGTCACCCAGGGTGGACAGCTGCTCGCCAGCGCCACCGTGGCCGGCTCCAGCCCGGTCGTCTGGTCGCAGGGCGGGGACGTGGAGAAGCTGGACGTCGAGTTCAGCATCGAGGCGTGGCAGGCCCTGGGTGGGCAGTCGGCCAACAGCCTCGCTGCCCTGCGTCTGCTCGAAGCCCAGCTCGAGGAGTTGCGTTCCAACCCGGAGATGCAGCCGGTCTACCTGCAGCCCTACCAGACCGCACAGCCCAGCCCGGTCTATCCCGTTCGTAGCGACTCCCACGACGGCTGGTACTGGCTGGACGCCCTCGCCTACGACCCCGAGACGTACAACCAGCGGGGCGCCGTGGAGGCCAGGGCCACCTTCACAAGGACAGCTCCTCCCCTGACGCCGCTCGGCGTCCGCTGGGCCGGCGGCGCTCTGACCAGCACCTACACCTCGACCCCGCTTCCGCTGATCTCCTACCCGGTGGGCTCGACGCAGGTCCCGGCCACCGCTCTCTCGCGGGCCGGCGGAGAAGGAACGATCCCGGTCAGCGTCCTGGCCTCCGGGTCGTCGATGAATCCGGCCAGGTTCGCCAAGCCGGGCACGGTAGCCGGCCTCTTCACCGGCGGGGTCAAGGTCTACGACACAATCACCGCCGGCAGCAACGCAGTGCCAGCGGCGGGAGCCGGCTTCGCGAACTCCAACTGGGTTCTGGTCTACGGCACCAAGCACGGGCTGAGCGGCGATCTCGTGATTACCAACGGCCTGCTATTGCTCCGCTTCAACCAGGGCGGGAACGGGACTCCAGACCTCTACCTCTGGAACACCCAGGGCACGGCCGGTTGGAACTTCGTAGCCCAGCTCTCGTGGAAGGACAACTCCGGCAACCCCGGCGCCATCCGGGGCTTCGACCTCGTCCGCGTTGGCCCCTATGACGCCCGTGCGGACATCACGCTCGGCACCTCGGCCGGGAACTACGCCAGCTTCGCCGTGCGCCTCTCGGCCGGCCACTACGCCGCCTCGGTGGCCTACACCCCGCTCACCCAGAATTCCAGTACCGCGTACGCGCTGGACCTCGCCTTCCAGACGGCGGTCAAGGCGGTGGTGAACTCGACGCAGGCATATGACGTGGCGACGCAGGGCGGGCCGACCAACGTGGGGCTGGCCGCGGACGCCGGCTGGGCTGTGGGCATCGGCTCCACCGCCAACGAGCCGCTCGTGGGCCTGCTCTGGCAGAACCCGCCCAACGCTGGCCAGCCGGGTGCCGGCAGCACCACGGACGTCGGCTTCGGGGAGACGACCTCGCCGAACCAGAACGTCACCAAGCAGTACGGCATCGTCGCGGCCCCGTTCTCCACCACGCCGGCGAGCCTGATGGCCGAGGCCGAGAGTGGGACGTTGGGCACGGGCTGGACCTCGATTGCCGACGCCGGCTCCAGCGGCGGCAACGCCGCCAAGTGCGCCTCCGGTACCGCCTCCGGCAACCGCGATATCTGGGGCACCAGCTGGATCCCGCCCGCCGGCGTCTACGACACGTGGGTGCGGATGCGGGTCGCCTCGGTGGCCAGCTCCACCTCGCAGATGCAGATCGGGCTCTGGGACGATGACGGCGGCGGCGGCTCCGGTGCGTACGTCGCCAGCACCACCTACGCGCCCAACGCGGCTGGCCTGTCCACGAGCTACGTCTGGGTTCGGATCTGCACCGACGTGACCCCGACCGCGACCCACCACATGCGCTTCCGAGCGGTGACGACGGCAACCACGACGACCGACTGGTTCATCGACCAGGCGGTCCTGGTGCCGAAGCGCAGCGCGACCCTGGGCCAGGGCGACTTCCCGGCCGACATCTGGGCTCAGTGGGCGTTCGTGGCCGAGCGGCGGCTCACGAGGGGCTGATGGTCAGCATCGTGGCGCGGCCGGCCGCCGGCGTGGGTGCTCAGGCCCAGATCCAGGCCGACGACACCGGACTCCGAGGGCGCCTCAGACTGCTCACCGGCGCCTCGGGGCTCGCCGCCGGACCTCTGGTCCTCGTGACGCTGGACGTGCAGCCGGTCGCCGACATGGACGCCTATGTGGCGACCCAGTCGGCAGCCTACCCGGGGATCACGAGCGCCGCCTCGTTCGCCTCCCCGGACATCGGCCTTACGCCCTGGACGGCCCCTCCCGCGGGGTGTGCGTTCCAGGTCGTAGCTCAACTCCAGAACGGCCTGCTCGCGCAGTTCGCGGTGGCCAGCACGACGGCCCTTGCCGCCACCACCGAGTACCGCTTCGGCTGGAGGGTCACCCTCTGATGCCTGCCGGCGAGAAGCCCAAGCTGGCCTACCTGCTCCGGGACCCCAACAGCGGCTCAGTGGTCGTCAGCGACCTCTACCACCTTCGCCAATCGCAGTGGGCGGTGAACGCGCCCGTGACAGGGATCCCCGGCTCCTCCACGATGGGCGAGTTCGATCTCGTCCTGCCCGGTCCTCAGACCGACGAGCACTGGGCGCACCGCCCGCAATACGACGCCATCCTGGCCGCCACCAACCGCGGGATCGGACTCAAGGTCGAGGGCTACATGGGCAGCGTGGGAGCCGGTGTCCCGGTGGTGAGCGGTGTGATCACAAAGATGGACCTGGCCGCCAGCGACTCCTGGCGCCTGAGCGGGATGGACACCCTCTACTGGCTCCAGCAGAGCCAGGTCATCCCGGGCGAGCAGGTCGTCCTCGGCAACTCCGGAGGCCGCACCGCCGCCGTCTTCTGCGCGACCCAAGAAGTGCTCTGGGGCGACGACTTCGCCAACTGGAGCGGAACCAGCTCGAGCGGGCACCCGGCCAGCACCGACTACTCAGCGGTCAGCGGAGCCTGGTCATCGACCACGGACGCGCTGTTCGGCGAGAGCGCCGTCAGCACCACCGGCTCGACGGCGATCCTGCTCAGGGGCTCGACGTGGTCGGACACCCAGTTCGCCGCTTGCATGGTCACCGCCACCGGCGTCTGCGTGGCGGGTACGGACACGACGTTCGCCGGCGACGTCGGGATCTACCTGGCCGCCGACGCGACCGCGGCCAACGGCTACCTGATCGAGTTCGTGATGAAGCAGACCTCGGGCGGGAGCGGCCTCTATAACGTGGACGTCCGCATCCTCTCGATCGCGGCCACGGTGTTCACGGCGGTGGCCAGCAGCGCCAACGTCTTCACCAACGTCCCCGCCACCTTCCCCTTCGAGCTGACCGCGATCCGCTGTCCGGCGGCCACCGGAGCCGGCCTCACGACCACCACGCCGACTCTGCGCGTGATCCTCAACGGGAAGGACCCGAGTTGCTCGGCCGCCATCAGCGCCGGCTCCGGTGGGCGGATCGGGCTCAGCTTCCGGTACACAGCGGGCGGGTCGCCGACGGCGTACTTCAACCGGCTCCACTTCAACTCGCGGACCAACCAGACCGCGGGCTGGACCGGAAGTAGCTGGGGCACTGACCGCTTCCAGTCATCGATCACCGGTGCCGCCCATCCCACCAACCCGGGCAGCGTGGTCGTCGGCCAGGGCCAGACCCACCTCGACATGATCATGTCGTCGGCTGCCTTCGACGGCGCCCAGGTCCGCAAGACGCCGGGTGCCGGCGCCAAGGCCGACACGATCACATACTCGGCTGCCGGCCTGGGCACCGACCTCAGCTCCTCACTGACCTTCGAGGAGGGGGTCAACGTCGAGCCCTCCGGCACGCGGCTCGTGAACGTCGCCGAGATCTACTCCTCAGACGCTCGGGTCAACGCCGTCCCCACCGCCGGGTCGGGCTCCGATTCGGGCGGCTCGATCACTTGGCGACGCGTGGGAGCGCCCGGCGACATGGTCCTCGTCGACACGGTCAGCGACGTGGGCATGGTGGGCTTTTCCCTGCTTCGGCGCTACGCCGCGCTGATCCAGGCGCGCAAGATGGCGCCGCTGGTCGCGGTGGAGGTCACCGTTGCACGCGACGAGAAGCTGCTGCGCTGGAACAACGGATGGGGACCGGTGGAGCTGGATTACGTCACGGTCCACCTCCCGACCCTGGGCATCGTTCGCCAGAAGGTGCAGATCGTCGGCTACAAGATCGACGAGACCTCGGGCTTCGCCAGCTACACGTTGACCCAGTTCCCGGAGTCGAGCAGCGGACGGGCCGAGTTCCAGCGCTTCGTTCGTGCGCTCGACTTCCTGACCACCACCTACGCCGCCCGCTGAGGGCTGGGAGGCAGCATGGGCCATCAGGACATCGCGATCGCCGCGCAGCCGGGGACCACCCGGCGGGACTACTTCGCGATCGCGCCGGATCAGTCAGTGGTCTACCTGGCACCGGGGTTCGGGCCCTGGGTGAACCTCGGAGGGCTGGTCACCGCTATCGACGCGGAGTGGATCGGGGACGGCAGCGGCATCGAGCTGATCGGCGTCGGCCTGGACGGCAAGATCTGGCGGAACCTGTTCCCGGTCGCGGTCGGGGCCTGGAGCGGCTGGTCCAACTCCGAACCCCTGCACACGCAGCTGGTGGAACCGTGAGGATCGAAGGGCTGGCCGGATGACCTACGAGGGCTGCGACTCCTCCTTCAGCGTCCCCACGCCGGCCCAGGCGCGCGCCGCCTACGCCAACGGCGTCCGGGTCTGGGGCGGCTACATCGGGAGCGCTCCCAACCTCGGCCTGGCCGTGCGCTGGAGCCGCGCCCAGTTCGCCGTCATCCAGGACGCCGGCATGCGCGCGATCGGGTTCTGCAGCGGCTGGGACAACCCGGACTGGATCCGGGACACGGCCGCGGCGTGGGGCCTGTGGGCCTGCGTCGACGTCGAGCACGGCATCCGCGACGATGGCCCCTGGGTCCGGGACTGGGTCCGACGTGCAGCCTGCGGCCTCTACGGCCTCGGCACGGTCCACTACGAGCCCGGCGAGCCGGTAGGCAGGGACGCCGCCTTCAACATCGTCGCCCGCTACCCGTCCGCCGGCTGCTCGGGCGCGTCCTGGGACCCGGCCGCCGGGCCGCGCCCGCCGCGCCTGTGCGCCTGGCAGTGCCAGGGCTCGCACTCGGAGTACGGCGTCACGGTGGACACCGGGTTCTACGACGCGGGCTTCGCGCTGACCGCTCCGAAGCCGGTGGCACCGCCCGACCCCTTCCGCCACTCCTACTTGGGAGGTGACTCGTGATCCGCATCAACTTCGCTGGCCGCCTCCACCGCGCCTACGTCGGCAACGACGGCCTCGTGCACTGGGGCGCCTACAACGGTTCTGGCGACATCCTCGGCTTCAAGAAGCCCCTCGGCGATCTCGGCGCTCCCGGCGCCGGCCTGACCGTGGCCGGCGGGCTGGCAGTGTGCCCCGAGGTCTACACCGACGGCAACCGCCTCTCCTTCGAGGCCCGCTGGTCGGACGACAAGGTGCGCCAGAAGGTCATGTCGGCCGATGACTTCCGCGTGATCCAGGAGTGGCAGGTGATCGACACCCAGCCGGCCGAGATGGCGATCTCGGGGGAGCCCGGCCCCGCCGGCCCGCCGGGCGAGTCGATCACCGAAGAGCAGGTGCGAGCGTGGGCGGCAGACGAGATCGAGAAGCGGCTCGTCAACGGGTAGGAGCCAGGTCGGCGCGGCAGGCGGCAACCATCGGCGGCCGGATGGCTCAGTCTCCCTTCCAGGTCGCCGCCTGCGCGGCGGCGGTCCCCATCGGGGTCATGGCCATCGTCCTCGGCGCCTCGGTTTCCACGGCCATGACCCGCGTGCTGGGCGACGTGCCCGAGGTCGTGCGGCTTTGGGGTGCCGTGGTCCTCGTCAGCGGCGCGGCGTCCCTCGCCGGTCGCTACGGCGGCAGGCCCTGGCTGGAGCGGGCGGGCCTGCGCACGCTGGGGCCGGCGTACGCGCTGTACGGCGTCAGCGTCCTGCTCGGGCTCGGGCTCGGCGGCCTGGTCACCGGTCCCATGTTCCTGGCCCTGGCCATCGCCTGCCTCGTCCGCGCGCGCCTCAGCCTGCGCTCGGAGTCGGCGCGTCTGTCCGCCGAGGAGATCCTGAACTCGGGGCCGCGCCCACCGTGAACGTGACCAACGCCCTGATCACGATCCTGCCCACGCTCATCGTGTCCCTGCCCGCGCTCGCGGTCGTCAACTTTCTGCTCAACCGTCGATCGGACAAGCGGCGGTTGGCCTCCGACCTCCGCAAGGCGAAGGTGGAGGAGGACTCCGAGTTCGTGACCACCGCCAAGGAGTTGGTGGGCGGGCTGCGCGAGGAGTTGGAGCGGCAGCGGCTGGTCGTGATCGGGCTGGAGGAGCGCATCCGCGTGGCCGATCGCCAGGTCGGCATCCTCAGCGCCCAGACGGCCCGGCTCACGGGGGACTTCACGGCGAGCCGGGCAGAGCTGGTGTCGGCGCGAGCGGAGCTGGCCATCGCCCGCGCCGAGCTGGCCGCGGCCCGTGCCGAGATGCGAGCGACAGGGTCGGGCAAGTGACCTATGCGTGGGTCCGCCTCGGCCTGGCCGCGGTCGCGATCCTGCCACCGCTAGCGCTGGTCATCCTGTTGGCGCCGAGCAAGGGTGTCGCGTTCCGGTCGCTGCCGGCCTGGCTGACCTGGACGCAATCCCTGGCCCTGGTCGCGCTCTACGCCGGGGTCATCGGCGTCAGCCTGGACGTGATCACCGACCAGCCGTCGCCCTCGATCTGGGCGGAGGCGCTGCTGATCGGGGCCTACGTCGGCCTCGGCGGCATCCGCTGGCTGCTGCTGGTGTGGTGGGTCCGGGACTGGTCCGCCCGCCGTCGAAGCCAGCCCGGCCGAGCCCCGCGCCCCACCGAGGCCCGGCACCCGTGAGGCTTGCCCTCGCCGCCCTCCTCGTGGTCTGCGGCCCGAGCGGAGCTCCCGCGCCATCGCCGCAACCCTCGGCTCCGGCTGGGGCCTGCCACCAGGGCGCCGTCGTCCTCTGCGAGCTCAACCCGGCGGTCGCTCAGGCGACGATCGCTACCACCATCTGCGTGGCCGGCTGGACCGCGACCGTCAGGCCCTCGTCGAACTACACGGACGCTCTCAAGGCGCGGCAGCTCGTGGAGCTCCAACTCCCCGGCACGGTGCACGACTACGAGGAGGACCACCGGATGGCCCTCGGCCTCGGCGGCGCCACGCGCGACGTGCACAACCTGAGCCCGGAGCTCGGGCTCTCGAACCCGAAGGACCGCGACGAGGGCGCGCTGCACGCGGACGTCTGCGCCGGTCGGGCAACCCTCGCGGACGCTCAGGCCCACCTCGTCGCGAAGTGGCTGGCCGCCTGGCCGGCGTACCTGAACCCCACGTAGTTCCTCGGATCTACCCCCGCGTAGTTCCCCGGGTACCAGTACCCGCGCCGGCCCGCCGGCAGGAGGCTCCATGCTCGTCACCAACGGCATCCTGCTGCACCGCTTCGAGGAGGTCGTCCACGAGGGGCAGCGGCTGGGCCGGCACCTGGCCCTCGATGCGCGCTCCCTGGCCTACGCGATCGAGCGCGAGCTTGAGGTTCTGGCCGGCGTCTCCATCCGGCCTGCCGACCACCACTCGCCGCTGCCCGTGCTCGACCAGGGCAACCTCGGCTCCTGCACCGGCAACGCCGGCACCTACGCAACGGCCGCGCTGGTCGGCGCCGCGGGCCTGAACCGGCTCCAGCTCCACAACCTCGCCCTCAGCGGGAACGCGGTACTCGACGAGAAGTGGGCCGTGGAGCTGTACTCGGATGCCACCGTGGACGACGGCTTCCCCGGCACCTACCCGCCCGACGACACCGGCTCCTCCGGCCTGGGCGTGGCCCGCGCGCTGAAGGCAGCCGGCTTGATCGGACGCTACGTCTGGGCCACGAGCCTGCAGGGCTTCGCAACCCTGCTCCAGCGCGGCGGCGTCCTCATGGGCACGCCGTGGCTGGAGGCGTGGTTCGAGCCCGACGCTGACGGCTTCGTGGATTCCGACCCCGGCTGGGTGAACACGCCGGTCGCCGGTGGGCACGAGGTCTACGTCGAGGCCCTGGAGTCCTGGGACGACCGCGACCCGCACGCCAGCGTCATCCGCTTCCGGAACTCCTGGGGGGATGAATGGGGCGACCACGGGTCAGGGCGCATGCGCCTGTCCACCTACGTGCTGCTGAAATCCCAAGGCATCGACCTGAAGCAGCTCGCCGACCTCAAGGTCTGAAGGAGGACCTCATGACCTACGCCAAGTTCCTCGCCGCGGTCCTGGCCACCGTCGCCTCGGCGGTCGCGGCGGCCGTCACCGACGGGCACGTGACCAGCGTCGAGCTGGTCAACATCGCCATCGCCGGCCTCGGCGCGATCGGGGTCGTCATCGTCCCCAACCTGCCCGAGGGTGTCGCCGCCTACTCGAAGGCGATCGTGGCCGCGCTGATGGCCATCGCCACCGCGCTCGTGGGCTTCCTGGTGGCCGGGCCGGTGACCACCTCGGAGATCGTGCAGCTCATCGTGATCGCACTGGCCGCGGTCGGCGTGTTCGTGGTCCCCAACCAGCCGGCACCGGCGCACGCTCGCGCGCGGTGACGATCCTCGTCCCGCTCCTGCTGTTCGTCGGCTTCGTGGCCTTCGTGGTCGCGATGTTCGTGCCCGCCATCGGCCGCGTGAACCTGATCGCGCTCGGGCTCGCGGCTTGGATTCTCACCGAACTCCTCCCGCACCTGGGGCTGCACTGACCCTGACCTGACGTCGCCCCGATCCCACGCTGCGACCCGGCTGGCCCGATGGCTGGCCGGGTCTCTCTCCTTTTCCGGGGTCGGACGCACCCGTACAAACCCGTACGATCGGGCTCAGCGTCGGCGTAGGGCGCCCGGCCCGGCATAGCTCAAGCGCCTCAAGAGCACCGGCCTGCCGTTGTGCCGCCGGAGGAAGGCGGGTGGCATCCGTCTGCCGGGCACCGGGCGTCCGTTCGGTAGCGAGGCCCTACTCCTCGCGGTTGTAGGCGGCGAGGAGGTCGATCTGGCGCTGGTCGGCGGCCTGAGCCTCGGGCATCGAGCTGACGTAGTGCCACTCGGAGAGGTGCGCCGTCACGATCGCGACCAGGCGTTCATGCCGCTGCTCCAAGCGCAGCAGCCGCCGACCGGCCAGGTTCAGCAGCACAGCCAGGAGCGCCACGGCCACGGCCAGGAGTCCGGACAGGATCACGACGTCGACCCAGAGGGGTTCCACTACGCCGGCCCCGTCCGTCCGGTCACGGCCCTCCAGAGACGGGCGGCGGCCTCCTCGCGGGTTTGACCGGTTCCGTACTGACTGTGGCCCCATTCGTCGGGCATGCCACGCCGGAGGACGTAGTGACCAGTGGTTGTTTCGCGGTCGAACTCCGGGCAGTCGGCTCCGGCCTCCTCCAGCATCGCGAGCCACTGGTCGAGGCGCGGGAGCCAGACCTCGAAGCTCTCGGCGCGCTCGTCGCCAGCGGCCAGCAGTACCCAGCCCTCTTCCTGATCGGGCCGAAGGGACTCATGGAAGTACCAATCGCCCTCCTGCAAATCCCGCTCCAGCCGCAGCTCGCGGCAGAGGGCGATGTACGAGGCGTACTCGGGACCGCTGAAGAGGGTCACGAGTCCAGCCGCCGGAGCGTGTCAGTCGCCTGCTTGGCCAACCGGGCGCTGTCGCCGCCCTCGCTCCAGTGCTCGCGCGCCGCCGCGACGATGTCCGCGATCTCGTGGCGATGGTTGTACAGGATCGTGTACAGCTCCCCGATCTCCGTGGCACCGACCGGGAGATCGGCGTTGATGCGCCGCAGGCGGTCCTCGAAGCGGGAGCGGATGACGATGAGGTCGCTCACGTTCGCGTCTCCGACTCCCGCAGGTACTCGGCAAGGAGGTCGATTTGGCGCTTCAGCCGGCGGCCGGTGAGGTGCAGCAGCACGGCCAGCGTGGCCGTGACCACCGGCCCCGATAGGACCACGACGACGACCCAGAGGGGCTCCAGGGCGAGGCGGGTCACGGCGCCACCGCCTCGACGAATGAGGCATTGCGCGCGGCCCGCCATTTCGTGAGGACCCAGATGAGCATGGCCACGGCCAGCGCCGCCGCGATGCCCATGACCACCTCATCTACGAGGACGGCCCCTGCGATCCAGTCTCGCGCAGCCTGCCGCGACCCGCCGTTGACGTAGGCGGCGATGCAGCTCATCACCAGATAGGCCGGCAGGATGAAGTAGCCGAGGCGCTCGTACCCTGCGGCGGCTCTGGAGGCGACCTGGCCGAGGTCGGTCGGAGCCAAGCCAGTGAGATCGAGAACGGGAGCCGCGAGCGGCAACTCCTCGTCGGGCGCGAACCCGAGGGGCTGGCCGGCGATGTTGTAGAGAGGGCACTCCTCCAGGATGGCCCGCGCCTCTGCCGCGAGAGCGCCGGCCCTGCTGGACTGAGGTTCCAGCGTGATCTTCCGCACCTGCTGCCACCAGCCCTTCCCCTGGGCGTGCTCGGACAGGCGGCGGAAGGTCGAGAGGCTGACGCCGACGTACAGCAGGAAGTCGTGCTCGTCGTAGAGCCGGTAGAGGCCGGCTCGCTCGTCGGTCGGCGCGGTCACGTCCGCTCCCCCGCCAGCGTGCGCTCCAGGTACTCGTGGACGGGCCCGTAGAACCCGCCGATGATCGCCACCAGCTCGTCGGCCTCCTCCAGCGTGCACCAGCGCCACTCGGTCAGTTCCTCGTGGTCGATGACCTGGGGCGTGCCAGCGATCACCTCGCAGGCGACATAGACGAACAGGCGCTTGTCTGGGCTCTTGGGGTGGATCTGCTCGCCGATGCGGTCCACGGCGCGGACCACGAGCGCGACCTCTTCGGCCGTCTCGCGGATGGCCGCCGCCTCAGGCGTCTCGTCAACCTCGACCTCGCCGGAGCAGAAGGACCAGAGCTGAGTCGGCCCAACCCCTACGACGTCGATCGTGAACCGACGTCGAGTCATGAGCACCTTGCCGGCCTGGACGATGACGGCCATCGCGACCGGCGGGTGGACGGGACCGCTCATCGGCCGCTGGCCGGGCGTCCGCGCCGCGGCCACCGGCTTCGGGGGGATCGGGTCCTTGGCGGGTCGGGGCGCTGGCTTCGGCTCCCGTAGGAGCTTGATCTCGTCGGTGTCCACGAAGCGCCGCCGGTCGCCCTCGATCGTCCAAGGGGTCAGCTTGCCCTCGTTGAGCCACCTCTGAAGGGTTCGGCGCGGGACCCCGGTGATCTCCGCCGCTTCGTCCAGGGACTTGATCGTCGGCACTGGGGCGCATCGTACATGCACTTCGCGCCAACCATACCATCTAACGCGCCAAAGTGCGCCAGATCGTGTAGTATGTGCGCCCATGCGACTTGCGAGCCTCCTGCGATCGCGGATGCGAACAGCGAACGAACCGACCGCGAGCGAGCCTGCGAAGGAACTCGCGAGCGGACCCGCGAAGCCGCCGCGGCCCTCCGGCACCTCGCTCGGCGATCGGATCGGCGCGTGGCGGCGGCGAACGCAGCGCGAGCGCGAGCGCTGGTCGCGGCGCGCTCTCGACTGGCCGCTGGTCAACTGGCTGGAGGCCACCGTGTGGCTCCTCGTCGTGGCTACGCTGGCGTCGAGCTACTACGGCTCCTACGGGAACCTCGTCGGCGTGCTCATGGCCGTGGGCTACGCCTTCGGCCCTGCGCACGTGGTGCCGGTCGCGCTCGACGCGCCGCTGACGTGCTCGGTGATCGGCCAGTTCCTGCTCGCGCGCTGGAAGTCGCCAGCCACCCGTCGGTGGCGCCTGTTCGCAGTGACCGTCGTGACGGCGCCGCTCTCGCTCGCGGGCAACGCGCTCCACGGTGCGCTTGTGGTGCCAACCTACGGCGAGCCCTATCTGGACCTCTCGCTGCTCGACCTCGCGCGCGCCGACGTCTGGGTTCGCCTGATCGCGGCCATGGTGCCCGGGATCGGGATCATCCTCGCGGTCGCGGTCACCGAGCTGGTCCTTCGCGAGCGCGCTCGGCTGGAGGAGCTGCGCGAGGCTGCGAACGTCTCGGGCGCGGACGACGCGGCGGAGGCGGCGGTCGACTCGCACGACGAATCGCAGCCTCCCGAGGCCGGGCTGCGCAACGGACGGACGAAGCGCATCGACCCCAAGGCCCTGCGTATCGCGCGAGCCGGCGGCGACTGGAACAAGGTCGCGGCCGCCACCGGGCTCGGCGAGCACGCCGCGAAGCGCGCTCTCACCGCGGCTCGCAAGCAGATTGCGAGCGAGTCGCCGCCGGCGATCGCACTCACCCCTGGCCCGGAGGTGGCGGCATGACCCTCGCGCTCGTCGTCGTGCTCGCGATCGCCGCCCCGCTCCTCATCTGGGCGGCCGGCTCGGTGATCTCCGGGAGGGTGCTGCGGTGACCGGCCTGATCGTCTTCGGCTGCATCGCCCTCGTGATCGCCTGGGCCGTGGACCGCGCCGTCGAGAGGGCGTCCCGGTGATCGCCGACTCCCTCGCCGTCATCAGCTTCTGCCTCCGGCACTGGAAGGTGATCGCGTTCCTGCTGGTCGTGCAGATCGGCTGCAACGCGCTCCGCAGCCAGGGTGACGTCCGCCTGTACTCGTCCGGGCCGGGCGTCGTCTACAGCTACGCCGAGCTGGTCGGCGCGCTTGAGGCCGCCGGGGTGCCGCCGGCCGCCGCGCCGGTCGGAGCCGCCATCGCTCGCGCCGAGTCGGGCGGGCGTTCGGATGCCGTCCACCTCTGCCCTACGAACTGCGTCCCCGGCCAGGCGCCGGAGCAGTCCTACGGACCCTGGCAGATCAACGTGCTCGCGCACCCGGACGTCTCGCCGGCCTGCGCGATGGAGCTGGGCTGCGCCGCGCGCGCCGCGGCCCGGATCTCGAACTACGGGCGGAACTGGAACGCCTGGTCCACCTACAACTCCGGGGCCTTCGGCTCCTACCTGGTGGCCTGATGCGCGGCGTCCACTACGCCGGCCAGCTGCCCGAGGAGGGCGACGACGACCACGTGCTGATCCTCGACGGGATCGCCGAGGTCATCGACCTGCCGGTCCTGCGGCCGGAGCAGCAGCGGGTCGCCGACTTCCTCGGGAAGTGCATCGGCATCCCGATCGTCCTCGTCATCGCCGTCCTCTGGATGGCCGCCATCTGGGGCGCCTGGGCCGTCCGTGCCCTCGTCGCCCGGTTCAACAGGAGGTCTTTCTGATGCATAAGTTCGCGACGGGACTCTGGAAGCGGGACCCGTTCTGGGCCTCGATCATCCTCGGCGGCCTGGCGTTCGGGCTCCTCTACCTGCTCGGGCCGACCGGCCGTACGACCATCCTTGGCACCATCCAGCACGTTGGCGTGGACCCGGTCGCCACCGCACAGGCCCTGGGCGCCGCCTTCGCCCTGGTCGTGCTGGCGGCCGGCGGGCTGTGCCACTTCATCCCGCCCCTGCACGACTTCGGCGACCGCATGCTGAAGGGCCTGGGCAAGGCGCTGGTCATCCTCTTCGTCGGGGTCCCGCTGCTCTCCTGGGGCATCCAGCACCACGCCGACCTGGGCAACCTCTGGGCCACCTACACCTCCTCCCAGCCGGGGCGCTGACGGGAACCTGATGGGCCTCTTCACCCGGACCACCAGCGCTTCGAGCCTCGCGCGCGCGGGCGAGTACGCGGGCGTCACACGCGCGCGCCTTGGGCCGGGGGTCTCCGGTACCGATACCGGAATACCGTTTGCCGCCGGAGGTCCGGAACCAGGCCCCGGGCTGGCCCGGTTCTGGTCCCCTGGCTGGCTCCCGCTGGCCGGGCCGACCGCCCTCCTGGTCCTGTCCTTCCTGGGGTCCCGCATGAACCCCGACGCCTGGTGGGCGGCCTCCCTGATGGCCGCCCTCGTGGTCCGCACCGGCACCCAGCGCTACGAGCGGATGCTGGAGCGGCGCTACGTCCGGACGGTGGGCGTACTGGCCGTGGCCTGGCTCTCGCTGGCCTGGCAGCTCGGCCCCTACCGCCCCGAGCTGGACGTGCCGCTGGCCGCTGGGGCTCCCCTCTTCGCGATGGTCTGGGCCGTCTACCGGCGGCTCCGGCGGCTGCCGACGATCGACTGGCCTCGCGCGCGCGTCACGCGCGCGTACGCGAGGGAGTTGCGGTCGGCGCTCCGGCTCCAGCTCCGGGCGGCGCGGCAGTTCGGGCGGATGGGGAAGAGGTGGCCGTGGACGTCGCGCATGCGTCAAGTCAACCTGCCGAACAGCGCCCTCGTGGGTGCCCACTGGAACCCCTCGGGCCCGGCCTGGGTCCGCCTGGAGTTGGGCTCGGGCAAGACCCTCGACGACGTCCGCCTGGTCGTCGGCGCGCTGGAGACCGAGTGGCGACTGCGGCCGGGATCGCTGCGGCCCAAGCGAGCCGACGAAGGGCTGGCCCACGAGGTCGTGCTGGAGTTCCGTTCGGTGGCCGAGATGGCGCCGCCGCCCGCGATGCTGCCCTGGCCGGCGAAGCCGCCGCGGCGGGTGACCGATCCCGTCCGGCTCGGCGAGTTCAGCGGCCGGCGGCCGGTGCTGCTGCCGCTCATCAACCCCAAGGACGGCCGGCTCGCGCCACACGTCCAGGTCACCGGACAGACCGGCTGGGGCAAGGGGTCCTTCGTCAACTGCCTGCTGGCTGAGACGGCCCTGCTGGCCGAGGTCGAGCACTGGGGAGTCGACGCCAAGGGCGGGATCGAGTTGTCACCCTGGGCGACCCTCTTCCGCGAGCTGGCCATCGATGGCGACGAGGCCATCGTCCTGCTGGAGCGCGCGACCGCGGAGATGAAGCGGCGCTGGGGCGTCCTGCGCGCGGCAGGCCGGCGCTTCTGGGTTCCGTCCGCCGCGGAGCCGCTGGTCATCTTCGTGGTCGACGAGTGGGGCGTGCTGCCGACGAAGGCGAAGGATCTGCTCGACGTGCTGCTGGCGCAGGCGCGCGCCACCGGGATCTGGTTCCTCCTCTGCACGCAGCGCGCCTCGGCGGCCAAGACCGGCGGCTCCGGGCAGACCGGTGACGCCAAGTCGCAGCTCGGCCTCACGGTCTCGTACTACATGCTCCCCGGTGACGAGGAGTTGTCCTTCGGCGACGGCGCCAAGCGCGCCGGCTGGAGGACCGATCTGCTCGACCGGCCCGGCCTCGCCTACGTCCGCTGGCAGGGCGTCTACGACTCGCCCGACCGCTGGCAGACCTACTGGGTCGACGACGCCAAGGTGGCCGAGGTCGCCGCCCTGGCCGCCGCCGCTCGTGGCTCCCGGCCGCTGGACGAGGGGGTTGCCACCGAGGGCAACCTCTCCGTCCGGCCGCTGCCGCCACCTGCGGAGCCCACCACGGCTGCCGAGCCAGGCCGGCCTGCACTGCACCTCGTGGATCCGGCTACCCGCCTGGATCCGCTGGACCGCCTGCTCGAGCTGCTCGACGCGGCCCCTGAAGAGGGGGTTGAGCGTGCGGAGCTGGTTCGGATGACGGGGATGAGCGACTCGTGGGTTGCCAAGAAGCTCGAGGGCCTGCGGGACGCTGGCAAGGCAGTCAGGGTGGCGCGTGCGCGGTGGCGGCGGGCCGGTATCCCTTCCGTGGTTGCGATGAGGAGTTCCTGATGGAGACGCTGAACACCTACCTCGACCCGATCGAGGAGGGCCCGTGCCCGGAGTGCGCCGCGCTGCCGGACGACACCCTGTGCCAGTCGTGCGAGTGGGTCCAGCCCTGCGATCACTGCGGCGGCCCGATCGCGTTCCGTGACGTGGCCTCCGGAGCCCTGCTCTGCCGACCCTGCACGCAACGGCTGATCGAGGAGGAGGAGCCCCTGGAGTCCCGGCGCCGTGCATTCGTGGTGCGCTACGCCCACAGCGCGATCGACGTCGCCGCGCTGACCGCCCTGATGGTCCTCGGCTGGGTGACGTTCCAGCCGACCCTCGGACCCGACGGCGCGACCCTGCACGGCACGGTGACCAGCGCGGGCGCGATCGTCCTGGTCGGCAACATGGCCGGGTACTTCATCGGGCACGGCGTCATCGAGCACTTCTGGCCGGAGCGGCCGTAGGTCATGGACCCGCTGCTGCCCGAGGCCATCCGGACGTCCTGGCCGTCGCTGGCCGCCGTGCCCTGGGTGTGGTCGGGCTACCTGCTGCTGCTGGCCTTCGACCGGCGCCGCGCCGGCAGCGTGTGCCTCGCCGTCAGCCAGCTCTGGCTCGTCGTGATGGGCCTCGTCGACGGCGAATGGGCGCTGCCTGCGCTGATCGTCCCGGTCACGCTCACGGCGCTCGCCATCGGCTGGTGGCGTGCTGGCCGCCCGGACCCGAAGGTCGTCAGGCTGGAGCGGCGGGTCGCCGAGCTGGAGCGGAGGGCGGCGTGATGGCCTGGGCCTACGCGAGGGAGCTGATCGGCGCCACCATCGTGGCGGACACGCCGGGTGACTGCGCCGAGGGAGCGATGGCGGTCGTCGTCGAGCGCCTGGGCCAGGACTGGTTCGGAACGAACTGGCCTGGCGTGGACTGGGCGGAGTGGGCCGACGTGGTCGATGGCCTGTCGATTCACGTGGTGCCGGCGTGACAGCCCTGGCCCACGTCGAGCCGCAGCGCGTCCACGCCGCCCTCTGGGCGCTCGACCTGGCCCGCGTCCAGCGGCCGGAGGCGTGCGGCGCGTACGTCGCCGACGAGGTCCGCGAGGTCCGCTCGCTGGCCCGCGCGATGAGGACCACCGAGGCCGAGGTCGCCGGCCGCTTCGCCCGCGGCTGCCGGGCATGGGTGGTCACCCGCCAGCGCGAGGTCGTCTCCTGGCTCTGGGTGTCCGCCGGCGTCGAGTACGCCTGGCCGCTCGGGCGCCCGCTCTTCTTCGCCGCCGACGAGGTGCACGGCTGGGACGTGGGCACGGTCCCGGAGTACCGCGGGCTCGGGCTGGCTCCCAGGCTTCTGCGCTGCGCCGGCTGGCAGCTGGCCCGCGAAGGCCGCGCCGTCATGTGGAACGGCATCCTCGACGACAACGAGCCCAGCCAGGCCGCGCACGCCAACGCCGGCTTCCGGCCGATCGTGCGCCTGACGCTGAGCCCCGCCGGGCGGCTGGACGTCAGGCCCGCGGACTACGCGCCTCCGCGTCTCGTGGAGCGCGCCCGCCGGATTCTCGACCCTCGCGCCGCCGGCACCCCGTCGGCGGCCACCATCAGGAGGTAGTCCCTGTCATGACCGACCGCAAGCCCCGCTCCGGGCTGGCGGCGTAACAAGAGGAGCTTTGGCTGGATTACGGGAGGGCCGGGGGAAACCCCGGCCTTTTCGTATTCAGAGACCTACTCGTCCAGCACCCGGGCCAGGGCTTCGTAGGCGTCCCCGACGTTCAGGTGGCCGTAGATCTCGTGGATCATCTTCAGGCTGGAGTGGCCGACGATGTTCGCCACCTGGAGCGGGCTCATGCCCTTCCGGAGCCAGTGGGTCACCGCCGAGTGCCGGAAGAGGTGCGGGTGGACGCGGCGCTTGATCCCAGCGTCCTGCGCGAGCTGGCGGATCATCTGCTCCAGGCCGCCCAGCTCCAGCGGGACGAACTCCCCGGCCGGCGTCCGGCGCAGGCTCAGCCACAGGCGGTCGCTGTAGCTCTCCGGCCGCGCCCGCTCGATGTAGCGGCGGAGCTCCGGCGCGAGGTGGGGGATGGGGACCAGGCGCTCGCGGCCGCCCTTGGCCCCGCCGCCCACGTCGGGAGCCAGCAGCCGCAGCGCCGGCCGGCGGTCGTGGACCGTCACGTCGCCGAGGCGGAGGTGGAGCAGCTCGGAGGCGCGACAGCCCGTCTGCCACAGGCAGCGCACGATGAGCCGGTCGCGGACGTTGCGCGCCGTGTCCACCATCCGCTCCACCTCGGCCGGCGTCAGCACCTCGACCACGCGCTTGGGGAGCCGGGGCCGGTGGGCCTTCAGCCGGTGCTCCATCTCGCCCTGCTCGTGCATCCAGCGCAGCCAGCGGTTGACCGGCTCGACGTAGGCCAGGATCGACGCCGGCTTCAGGTGGCCGCGGGCACCGCCCTGCTCGTGCAGGCTGACGGTCCAGCGGTTGACCAGGCCGCGGGTCAGGGCGGCTGGGTCATCGACGCCCTCGGCCTCGCACCAGGGGAGGAAGAGGTGCCGCAGCGGCCAGGCGTACGAGCGCTGCACGGTCTTGCTGCGCAGACCCCGAGCCCGGCAGTCCGCCAGGTACTCGTCGACCGCGACGGCCAAGCGGTTTCGGGGCGCGACCTCGATGGCTCGGAGCCGTTCCTCGGCCACGAGGAAATTTTAGGCGGCTGCCCCGGAAATCGGGCGAACAAATCGCACGATCGCCCCGGATTCGAGGCGCTCGGAGGGGCTCAGAACGGCCCGATGGATCGATCTGTGCTGCCGAAGTCGATCCCGCAGCCGACGGGCCGCTGGGCCGTTCTGAACTCCACTGGAGCGATTACTGCGCCGACCCGTTCCGCTGGATCGACTACGTGCCGACCGCGCGGATCGTCTCCAGGAGGCCCTGGGCGATCATCACAAGGCCGGCGGGGAACCCGTCAGCGGCCATGCGGCTCGCGAGCTGCTCGGCCAGGTACTCGGGGCTGTGGAGCGCATCCACCGCCACCTGAAGAGTTGCTATCTGCTCCTTGGACTCCATGCCTGGCACCTCCCGTCTCGCCAGCTCCCGGATTGCCCTCTCTCTGCAACACGTCCGCCACATCTGTCGCGCGGCCCTTACCCTAGCGCGATTCCCGCCTGTTCGGAAGGGACGAACGGGAGGGTAGCGGGTCAGCCGTCCCGCCGTCGCGGCTGCCGGTCGTCGTCATCCAGGCGCCCGAGTTGGCCGAAGGCATCGAGGAGACGGTCCAGCTCCCGGTCGCCCTCGCCCCGCGGCCGGCCCACGCTGACCACGGCGTGGACGAGGGCGACCAGCTTGTACGCGCCCGGCATCTGGCTCGTCTCCCACATCGATATCTGGCTGCGCGTCGCCTGCGTGCCCATCTGGGTCATCCGGAGGGCGAGTGCCTCCTGGGTCAGGCCGGCCCGGCGGCGGGCGGCGCGGATCATGCCGGCGATACGTCGTTGCTCGATCTGCCGGCGTGACTCGGGGTCGGTGCTGCCTGGCCTCTTTGTCATGGCGCGCGGACAGCGTATCGGTGGGTCGGAGCGGTCGTCAGGCTCCTGCCTGAAATTCGGTGCGCGTTTGTGTCGAAGATGAGGCAGAATTACCCAATACTCATGACGCAGCCACGAACTCTCCCCCGGCCTGGTGGCTTCAGCCCCGAACGGCTGGAGTACCAGCTCAAGCGCCGCGGCCTGAACCGTTCGAGCCTGATGAAGGAGCCTGCCCGGCTCTCGCCCTCGACGGTCACGGACATCTTCAAGCGGCCCGGCTACTGCCCGACGGGCGACGTGCTGATCCGCATCCGCGATCACCTCCACGCGTATCCGGTCGATCCCGTCATCGACAGCCTGATGGACCCGCCGACGCCCGAGGACTCGGCGGCGTGACCGACACCAACCCGGCAGGCGACCGACCGGCTCGGCGGCCGATCGCCCGCGCGGAGGCGCCTGGTGGGGGAGCCTCGCTCAGATTCTCGCTGCACACCGAGCCGTCGCGCCGAGCAGCGGCGGCACCTTCTGGGCCTCATCCCTTTCTCGGCGGCCCGGCTTCGGTCGGGTCGCCACGCACCTCCGGGCCCGCTGTGCTGGCCTTTACCTCCCCGGGTGCTCGCTGGCACGCGGGTCCCGAGGTGCGATCGGTGCCCGGCGCGCGGGATGCAACATCGCCGGCCCGGTCCACCGCTCCTCTTGACCGCACCCCCGTAGACGCCATGCTCGGTGGAGGTGCGAGAGGGGCCGGGCCTTCGGGCCCGGTCCCCTCGCCCGCCCCGAGCGGGCCGCGGGGCCTGCGGGCGCCGTGCAGGATCTGCGGCGGCTGGCCCTGCCAGTGCGGAGGCACCGGCCGGTGAGCGGGCTGCG